TATGCTCGTTTCATATTGCAAATATAACTATAAATTAAATTACAACATAACTAATTTAGTTAAATAGTGTTTAATTGTTTATAAATGCCAATATTAATTCGGGAGTTGCTTCATGAATAAATTCTTCCATAAGATTTATTGTTGATTTTTTCATATTTGTCATGATACAACCCCATCCATAAGTATTTCAAATACATCCCTTTCTATCTTTACCACAACGTTCTCATCAAACTTATCCTCGTCAATGCTTTTTATGTAGTCAACCAAAGAATGAATCTTCCTGTTAACATGAATCATAGTAGAACGAACATCATCAATCATCACGCTGTTTGAAGCCTTATCCATCTCCTTGTCTGCAAAAGTTCTTTCATGTATAGTTCCATCTTCCTCAATTTTGTATGAAGGAATTTTGAAGAACTCACAGATATCAAAACGACTAAAAAGACTAACTGCATTCATTATACTTGTAATGTCATCATCAGAGCAATCCAAGACGATATCCCTATAATCTTCACACACCAAACAACTCTTAAAAGAAAAATATGGGATATCATCTTCCGAATCAAAAAGCCATGTTTCTTTATACTCGTTTGTTTTCATCTCAACAAATCTAGAATGATCATAGCCAACAGACTTGTATTGATTGATAGTATCAATCCACCCCATAAGTTTAGACATTGTATCATTCAAATACTTTTCATATAACACAACATCATAATACAATGCAGGTAAAGCATTATCACGGGAATAGAAAGTTACAGGTTCAGAAATAGATTTCAAAACGGATAACTTACCCAACACAAAATTAAATATGTCAGCTAAAGGATATTTACTCTTTATTCGTTTCATCATAAACTATAAATAAAATCGGATGGAGGAAAACCCGAAATATGGCAAAAAAGATAAACCTCCATCCGCAAACAAAAACAAGAATTTAATCAATACAAGCAAAAATCACACATTTCAGAAAGCATTGCAATACTAAAAGGGTAAATCATCCCGTCTTTCAGGTTGGACAGGTGCTGGTGCAGGCGCAGGTGCTGGTTGCGGCATATCTATCTTAAAACACCCAACTTCATTGTAATATTTACCCTGGTATTCTCTTGCTCTGATTTCAAGATGGGCAGTAATAGTATCACCCTCTTTCAATTGAAGATCACACAGGTTGCCCATTACATAAAAATACACCTCTTTGGCATACATAGAACCAATTTCCTCAACGAGAAGATTTCTCTTTTGCCAAGGATTACCTGCCTTACTTGTACCAGTCTGTAACTGACCTACTTTCTTTACTTTACAATTTAATACTAAATCCATTTTTTTATTTTTTATATTTTTCCTCCTTAATCTTATCCAATTCTCTCATTGCGGACAGCCTTCTTTTGTGAGCGTCCACTCTTATCCAGAAAACCTTCCAACTAACTTCCTTACCGTTAGTTGTGTTCTCTTTAAGTATCTTGCCACATTTAAAAATCTCGTTGACAAGATAATCATACCGTTCTTTATCATAGCAATATCTCATGCGACAAAAGTAATATTAAAAAATAAACTAACACAGAAAACAATACTAAAAATAGTTAACTAAATGGTTAATTCTTCCTCTTCCTCTTTCGACAATGCCTCTACATCACCATCTTCACCTTTAGGGAAATACAGTTCGTCAAGATAATTGCTTGCTTCACTCTTGTCAGTGAAACTCTTTATAACACTCCCCCGTTTGCTAACGACACGGTAACTAATATTATCCTCTGCTACAACTTTGTAACAATTTAAATCATCCACATCTACAACATCGGGAGCATTATCATCAATACGCATCATGCTCAATATATGAGAATACTCGTTCACCTTCACCGTACAGGAAAAAACATTAGGAACTGGTTCTATTATCAATCCGGCATTTATCAATGAATCAAAAACAGAACGCCTGGGCTTATATTTCAGTTGCCTCCTTATAAACTTCAACGTTATCATATTATCTCCCCTCTGTGCGGATAATACGCACAAACGTAATACCCGTAACACATCAATACTACATAGAGGTGAAAGGTACTTGTACAACTGGACAGGAGTAAATTTATGGTAATAATCAAATACTCCCTCTTCCTCTATTTCCCTTACACGCCTTTCCCTTTCCTTATTCCTTACCGTCAAATTAGTGGTTTTCCTTACCGACATAGACTACCCTTTCCATGTATCGTTTTCCTTTATCCATTTACGTTCATCATCACTAAGATCACCTGTTGATTCACGATGATATACACACTTGTTGCATAACCCTGCCTTGGCACGTACACACTTGTCGCAATCGTATGGGAAAAACGCTATGGTGGTCTTGTCATAGAAATCCTCACTAGCATCATCGTCAGAAAGCCATCCTTTGAACTTTGCAAGCATATCAAGCGCACCTTTCACATCCTTAAAATCAGCAGTGTCTATATCAGAACGCTTTAGGAAACTTTCTATAAGGCTTATCGCATCTTCAAATTCAAGGTTATCCTTGTTTATCAAAGTCTTTGTCTTTTCCTTATTCTCACCTTCCAATACACGCCTCATGGATGGTGTCACATAATCGGAAGCAAGCATGGAAGATTTGGCATAATTGACAATCTGGGTTATTCTTGGAGAGTTCACCCATTGCTTGGCTTTCATAAGCAAAGAACGCTCTGACATACCCTCGTCAACAACGTGCGTAGCCTTGTAAAACAAGACAGGATTGGTATCTATGACATAAGCGGACGCAGCCCATAACTCCATCTCATTCGCATCATCAATATGCTTTGCTATATCAATCTTCTTCTGTTTTTCATCGTCAACAAGAAGATTGTTACTAAGGGGAAGTTTACCCCATCCTTTATTTAAACCCATTACCTTTCCTCCTTTATCCTAAATTTTATCTCCCTTACTCTCTCGTCAAGTTCAGAAGAATATTTTAAAAGATTGTATATGCTACTCCTGTCAATACATAGGAAATCAGAAATTTCAGACATACTTAAACCCATGTCACGCATGACACAGCACACAAGAGCACGGTTCATAACAATATCATGTTTTCTGCTTTTCCTGTTAACATCAGTATCGGAGAGTCCGCTTGCCGCTAGAACTCTCCTAAAAATCAAAGCGTTGTCAGCCTTTTTCCCCATTTTTCACATTCTCCTTGTCCACTATTAATTGCATTATATCAGCGTAACCAGCCAAATCAACCATATTGTCACGCTTTTTATGGAATCCCTGCCTGCATAGCTTTACAGCTATCTGTACAGCAACACAGTCATAAGGAGATAATTCCTTTCCAGTAATCAAAGAAGCCATCTTGGAAATGTTTTCAAAATTGACTACTGCATCGCCATAGTCAGACTGTCTGCTGTTGTTACGGATATCCTTTGCTTCATCAAGGATGCTTCTCTCCTTAACATGATCAACATAAGCAATACAATCCGAAAAAAGAATATACTCTTTACCCTGATCATCCGCACAAAGAAACTTTTCACCATTCTCAAAACAGTATTTAACAGTGACAAATTTTCCGAATACATTTGACTTGCTTACAGAATCTTCACCGTGAAGTGAAATGTATTTATCACGGTTTATAATTTTAACCTTGCTGTTCAACGTAACTCCGATCATAACAAATCACCAACTTTTATGTTATCCGCATCCTTCTTATCAGAAAAGAAAATACGATCATACTTCGTTTCACCAAACTCAACAAACATGGCTAAGATAAAATACTTGTTCAGCACACTATCATAGCCCTTGTCGTAAATCTTGTTTATCTTTTTTGTTTTCATCGTTTTTCGCATTTAATATCCATACTGTCACCTCCCATCATCATCTTCAACGTACATGTATTGGACATCAGTTCAACAACCTCGTATCTTACGTACTCATATCCATCAACATAACATGTAATGATTTTACCAGATATATCATAAGTACCGTAACCATTCCCAAAATACCCCCTTCCTACATAAGTACCATCCTGATTAAACTTAGCGTAAGTAGGTCTTATCATTGGATACCATCTACCATCCACTTTTACCTGAACAAGTTCCCATGTACCGATAATAGCATCCTTGTATTCATCATCCTTATCATCAGAACAGCTACACAACCCCAATAATACTATTGAAGAAATAGCTAAAAATAATAAAAATTTCTTTCTCATTTGCCTGAATTATTTGTGTGACCAAAACCTCCATCTCCCCTATCCGTTGAATCAAGGATTTCAACCTCAACAAATTCAACCTCAATATAATTACTGAAAAGAAGCTGAGCAATTCGCTCCTTTGCGGCAATATAGAAAGGCTCTTTCTCAAAACTCTTCACTATAACACCGATACAACCAGTATAATCACAATCAATAACACCATCCAACACATCTGCGTCATGATGCTTCCCGTCAACGCCAATAATACCTTTCAGAGAAAATCCACTTCTCGGCTTGATAATAGCCTTCATATATGAAGGCATCTGAATGGCTATACCAAGTTTAATCAGATTACGACCTTTTCTTATCAACGTGTTGTCAGGAACATACAAATCATACCCAGCAGCACCATCAGTTTTTTTTTCGGGAAGAACTGCATCCCGTCTTAATTTTAAAAATTTTACTTGATTCATTTTTTATTTATTTTTCTCTTTAAATCATACATAGCGCATTCCCTGCTTCGATAAATCTTGCTTGCAGGATAAATCACATCACTGACAATAACAAAGCCTACAACAGGATCGGTAATGGGAACAACTTCACCATCAACAATAGTAAAATTATTCTCGGATAAAAGCCTTCTCATGGCAGCAATCTGTTCGAGAGTAGCCTTTGAGATATCATAGTTGTTAGAAAAGTTAAACTCTAAATTACAGATAAGAACATTCTTGTCCTTATATAAGAAATTAGCTTTCAAACCACCAGTATTAATAAATACATAATCTATTAAATCTCCTGTCCTGCTTTTAGCAAACAGGAAATCTCCTTTCTTGAAATCGTCAATCTTTACCAACTCGTAAGTACAATCGTCAATCTTATTCAATCTATACCCATTAGGCAGTTTTATTACACTTGAATCCGTATTACCCATTGTGTTCCTCCGTATTTAATCTGAATGCAGCTTCCCTAGCCTCATCCTTAGTCCTATACAACTCTATTTTTTCAAACATACGACCATCATCACAGTCATACGTACACAAGGTGACAGCCCACATATTACCACGCGGAGAATAGAAATACCTACCGTAATCCTTTCCCATCACCTTACCGTCAATCCTTATCTCTCCTTTAGGCATGCTTATTCTTATAAATTTTCCTCATTTCATCTATTAAATTAGAAAAAGATTTTATATACCCCATATCTATAGCAAACGATAAAGATTTTTGCAAATCATCCAATTCTTTTAATTGTTCCTGAGTAGCTGTATTTCTTATCATTGTTTCATGGACACCAAAAACAATATAATTCAATCCTTTTGCTATGATACGGTAATCCACATCATCAAACTTAGATGCCGAACGACATAAATCATTATATCTATCACCAGCTTCAATACGATTAATAATCAAATTATCTGTCAACCACATTATAACAGTAGCATATATTTCAGGGTTAAGTTCAAGAGCAATAAGAACCCAAATATAAGGATTACAGGAAACATGTCTATTGTTACGAGCACCAAGAGTCTTATAAACACCATACTTCTTTAAAACCTTAACCAAGGAACTTTTATTAACCTCATCAATAAAAGCAGTAAATCCTGTTTTTATAATTCCCTGTTTATTAAGGATATAATATATACGCTCAGAAGACGAATTGTTAGATAATATATTTTCAACCCTCTTCTCATTCCATCCTTTTTCAATTCTAGCCCTAGTATATGCCTCCTGCAAATCAGTTATAGATAAAAATTGATTTTTGGTATCTTGTCTAATAGTTACCCCAAATAATTTTCTGTCATTAGACATCATTGTAACGTTTGTTTTCATATTAATATAATTTAATTTAGTGCAAATATACTAAATAAAATTATATCATCAAATATTTTACTAGGATTTATTTCCTCACCCCAAACTTTTTCCTAAACTCATCAATAGAGCACGCTATTCGCTGACCAAGATGGTCTACATACAAAACAGCATCTTTAATCATTCGGTCATTTTCACTAAGCATGTGGATAATACTGTCAACGACACACTCTTTGCCGCTACCTAATTCAACATACTTATTACCCATGACAATACGGTCTTTTTCCTTCAAAGGAACAATACGTTCAATCTTGCTTTCACGATATTTTTTCAGTTTTTCAAAGAACTCACGGTGCATTACACACTCGTTCTCATCCATCACATGATAAAATTCACAGCAAATATCGTGAAAATCCTTTACCGTATTAACCTCACTAAGGTTATCAATCACATTCTGCAATGCGTCAAAGAAATTCACATCATGATCATCCAACACTTCTTCCATCATTCTGTCAATGGAAGCAATAGCTGCGTTCTTGAAATCAATATCATCACAACTAAATCCCAAAGAGATATAATTACGCAATGAAAGAAGATTTTCCTTAAAATCAATTCCTATTCCAATATCCATTTCCTAAATTCTTTAATGTTAATACTATTCAAATTATTAATAACAGCATCTCCGATATCATCGTTATGCTTCAATCCAAAAGACAGGATAGGGTGTTCCCACCATCTTGCCACACGTCCTTTGTCACCCCACAAAGATATAGCTTTATTATCAAAGTCGGGGAACAAAATAACATTTTTTGGCAATTTATTTCCAATCTGGTTCATTCCGCCACAAGCTGTCCATACAAAACCGTTACCGAAAGCCATAGAAGCTATTATGGCGGTTTTTTCCGATTCAACCATACAAGTTATCGCATCGCTGCAATAATCCCCTAAAAACGGCTTAAAATAACCACGATAAGTAAACCCTTCTCCCGTAGTAAACTTCCTGAAAGCATGGGTTTCCTTCTTCCTGTGACCGTTCGCCCCATATCTTATCCTGTTGTCATGGCACACGTTACCATCCTTGTCGGAATACCAGAACACAGCGGATTCCCTTCCAAGACAGCCTACCTTATACCTTGAAAACACATCATTCACGGAATCAACACCGAAAACACCTGAAAGGTACTCGTACAGGTTATTACCCTTCCAATGACCGGCATCGCTAAGCCTGTCAACATACTTCACATCAACAAACTTTGATTCCTGTCTACCCGAATCATACTCCCTCTCGTAGAAATCCTTCAAACTCATCCTGCAACCTTCCGGGCTTGACAGAATCCTAAAAGCATCAGAAGCACTACTGCAACCGGGAAGATAAGACACGAGAAAATCAAACAGGTTGACAGAATCACCTCCCTGCTCGGTAACGGTAATACTGCCCGACTTGTTCATATAGAAAACCAGCTTATCCTTCCTGCTATGGCTCTCCAGATTTATCCGGGCAGGCAATGTCCACCGCTTACCCCTACGCCTTAAAGGAAGCCCAAGCACAGTATCAAGATTGGCAAATATATACTCATAATCAATAGAACCCATGCTACTTAAAATTACGCCATCCCTGTTTTATATCCCTAAAGAAATCCTTCAACGTATAACGATAACCGTCAGGATATCCTAGAAAATCAGAAAGGCATGAAACATATCCTCCAGGCTTACGTCCACTCGTCCATCGGTACACCATTTCGGCAGGAACCATAAACACAAGAAGAACAAATAAAATGTCAACGTATATGAGAAACATGACAAAACGAACAAAACACCTCATAATCATTCCTCCACATCCCCTAAAAGAAGTTTCTTCGCATAACGCAACGCAAACTCCCAATTGTAATAAAACGTACCTAGCAAATCAAAGAACAGGCTATACACGGCATCCTTGTCTCCATCGGGAACGGAATACATGATATCATCCATCATACGGATATCATCACTGAACCTGGCATTCTTTGTCGTATAACGCCACAAACCGCCAACGGCAAGTATCTTGGCGTGTTCATAAACATGACCGTCAATGGAATATACATCACAAACGTAATCATTAAACCAATCCTCATTGTCAAACACACCACTAACAGGGCTTGCCGACAAAATCATATTAACAAACACACCAAAATGACAATACTGCTCTATCTTACCCGAATCATTGTCAAACTCAACCTTAAAAGCATCCTTGCCGCTCTCATTAATACTGCAAACCATGTCACTCACGTAAAGCGTCTTTAACCACTGGCTGAAATTATACCTTTTCAAACCAGTCCTGTTACGGGATTCATTTATCGCACACTGGGCATCAGACACACATACATACCAATCAGAAGTAACACGAATACTTCTATCAAATAAAACAATCTCTTTATTATCCATACACAATAAAATTTTTCAGCAAAAATACATATTAAAGTAATATGGTAAAAACAATAACGGTTAAACAATATTAAACAGATAACTTATTCTCCTTCCATTTTTTAGCTTTTAACAAACCAACACGGACAGCTTCATTGTTATTCCATTTAAAAATGTCACACATAAGAGATATATATTCATGGATCTTATCTCTATACAACAACTGTTCTTCTGTTGCGTGTTGCCAATCTGTCGTTATACCACATTCTTCTTTTATCATAGTGCACAATAATGACATAGCTTTTGAGAACTGGCTTTTATTGGAACAATTATTATACAGCGCACCAGTCATTTCTTTAAATGAATCACCGCTATCATTACGATATTCAAGAAGTTTGTCAAATAACCATTCATACACTTCAACTTTCAACTTTGGATTTATCGCCAACGCCAAATCCAAGAATAAAAAAGGATGAACCCATGTATGATGCCCTCTACCCCTTCCGCTGATAATAGCAGTACCATACTTTTTTTCTAACTCTACAATAAACTCCCTTGTATTATTGCTTTGACGCCATTCATGCCATGAAAACAAAGATTTACCATTTTTTAAAAGCCAATTATTACCAGCTTTAATCAAATCCGTAGCAGAATACATTCCACTATCAGAAACAGTTATTTTTTGACCAAAAATAGATGTATCCATATCAATAAGTTTTATATAACTCGAAATTATTATTCATAATACATTTATAGACTATGCCAATAAACTTTCCAATATTAACCTTGTTGTCTATTCTAATGACCTTATACCCCTTGCCTATTAAAAAGTTGGTTCTATTGATTTCATCAATTGTATCATATCCAATATGCCTGTTTTCATCTATTTCAACTATAATGGATTTATTAATTAAAATATCAACACAATATGGCTCTATAGGATACTGCCTTTCTATCGTAAAATTAATTCCAGATGATTCCATAAATGATTTCAATTCAAAGAAAAACTCACTTTCGTCTATTTTTCTCAAAGATATATCAGAATCAGAAACTAATCCTTGGACAAAAAGCTCGTGTATAAAAAACTTTTTCTCGAACAAAGAAAGCCTATAAGATTTAGATATCCATTCTTTAATACATTCTCCATTAACAAGGACACAACTTCCTCTTCCTTTTTTACTAGGACGAATTATGTTATCTTGATTAAGACTGTTTAATTCAGTATGTTTAAAAGAATTACTTCCTATAAACACATTAAAAACAGACGATTTAAACCATCCATCTCTAACACTTTCTACTTTTACATTATTAAATATATATTCCATATCTTCTTTTTTATGCAAAGATATGGAATATACACAAATAAACAAAACAAAAAGGGTATTTATTTATCATAAAACAAACCACCTTTAGAACGGCAAATCCTCCTTCATTATATCATCAGCCTGTTGGAGAAGATATTCGTCAGGATTATACTTCCGTCTTAGGACAACCTGAAACAGCCTGTTCCTGTTCTCATCCCACGCGGAAGTGACGGAATAGCCTTCCTGGCGTATCATGTCAACCATCTTTCTCTTGCTGTAAGGTCTAACGCCACAGTCATTGCAGTATGCTATGTATTTCACATACAGGTCACGGTCACGGATAGCCGATTCCTCAATATCTCCCGAAGAATCATACCCCGAATCGTAAAGATAGGACAGGACACTATTGGAATCACGTCTTGCATTCTCCGTAACGGATTCTATCGTATAACTTCTCGTAAACTCACCTTTATTCTTAACAAACCGTCTTGCACCCTCTATTATCCAGTTAATAATGGCTGCCGATTCCTTTGACAGCTTCAACGGAAGAGATCTGTCCTGTTCCGATTCCTTAAACACACGATAGAACGGGATAACAAGAGAGCGTCTGAAATGACCATAAGTCTGGTCCGAAACGGAAGGCATCTTGTTAAGGTTGGCCATGAAAGGCGGCATCATGTCAGCAAGGAAAGGCTCACCGAACGGAAGGCGCGCCATAGTAGGCTCACCGGATATGAACTTCTTGTATTTTCCACCGCTCACATCCTTCCCTCCCATCTCTGAGGCGTAGTTTAGCAGCTTCCCGTTTATCATCGCTATATTGTACTCGCAAGTAGACTTGTCACCCGACAGGTCAGCCATCTCCATATACGACACATTGTCTTTCCCTAGGGCATTGACAACAGCGTCAAAGAACACCGACTTACCGTTACTACCACAACCGAGAAGGTAACACATCTTCTCCATCTTGATCTTCTTCCTGTCAACAAAGGCACACCCCACAAACTCCTGCAAGGCATCCTGTGTGTCCTTCACAGGAATCACATCGTCCAGGAACTTCTCCCACAACGGGCTGCGCGCCAACGGGTCATAATTGATATTGATACGTATGCACGATTCTATCATGGGCGAGAAATCGAACGTTTCCATCGTTTCCGTGTCAAGGACACAATTGTCAAACGTGATGAAGTTACGCTTCGGATTGAATATCTCATGCGTCACGTTCTTTACGATGGTACGGTAGAAACGCTCGCTCGTATCGGTCATGTACAATTCGCTAAGACCGTTTATGCGGCACAAATCCATGCACAGGCGCATCAGATCCTCCTTCATCATGGGAACGAATATCTTACCGTCAAAAGCCATGATGGAACCGCTTCTGTGACGTCTGAAATTGCATTCCCTGCACGCATCGGCTATGTCCATCTCGACCATAGCGGATATGGAACGCTTCCACTCGCCTTCATCCCTGGCTTTACGGAAACCGCGACCACCGCCCTTGTCCGCCAGCTTGCCCATAACGGAATCAAGGATGTATTCATAAGAAGCCTTTGCAGATTCAGCGACAGTCATTTTTCCCTCCTTTCTCTACCGATTCTACCGATTTCTCCCGGTCCACAACCTTCCCGAACATTACAACGGGATACAGGTCATAATCGTCCGTTGATATGTCAGGGCGTGCGTCCATATCGTCAAGCGAAGAATATACGTCCGCGATGTGCTCCAGCTTCCGGCACACGATGGAATCACGTCTTATCCCGTAATACTCTATAAGGTCAGCCATGTACTGTATGGTGATGTCCTTGAACCATGTGAACGCATCATCACGTGTCTTTGCCCCGTCACAGCAGGTATTGAACGTGTACCCGAAACGCCTCATCTTCACGAAGTAGCTGTTCCGCCACAACGACACCGACTTGTCCATCTCGTTCCCTGCATTGCGTATGGCGGTGACGATGCTTCCCGGCATGAGCGCGCATCGTGAAACGCGAGCGGCGGAAGGCTTCCCGTTCGCCCCAGTCCCATCCACCATATCCACATCTGGCACGAACCTTAGATCATCCACGCTCCTTCCGCCCACAACGGACGTGTCATGCCGCATGAGATAGTCGGCATCCACGATATGACCGTACTGCCTTACCTGGTCCTCACACCACGAAGCGAATCTCCTTAACGACCGTTTCCACTCGGAAGGAAGCACATACCCGTACCTTGCACATATCTCGGCTATACGCTTCCTCTCCTTCTCCCATTTGCCCTTCATCTTCCTCTCGTACTCCAGCACCTCACCCTCCACGCTGACACCAGAGACCTGTGCAGCCATAGACCTTGCAGTTAAAGGTACGGGCACGCGTCTTATGAATGACGCTTCCGACACAAGAACCGTCCTAGTACCGTCCTTCAACGGCTCGTCAAGTTTGAGGAAACACTGTCTGTCCGCAACGTTAACGAGCGTAACCCACCCGAACAGCCGTGTCTGAACCCTCATTCCCTTGTACCAACGTCCCCTGTCGGGCATTGCATCGGACAGGCATACGACACGCCTTGATTCGGGCAACCTAAGTTTAATCTCTATTTCTTCTTCCATCTTTACACACACATTTTATCTGATTTCACCTGCAAATATAGCGCAAAAAACAATACGAAAACAATTAGTTAAATTAATTAACTGCAAATGTTTACGAGATTAACAAATACGTGTTTAGAAAGATAGTTTATCTTTCTTTACACAAGATTTTTTACTTTCACGTCCACAGTATGCTTTGAATAGGAAAAGTAAAAAATGTTGATTGTTGTTATTTTTTATTTTTGTTATAATTTTTCTCATTTTAGTTAAAATGATTTAACTATAATTTTTTATTTACTTGTTATTTTCTACGTTAAGAAATGTAAAATTGACTTAATTTAACATAAAATAAAAAATCTCAACACCGATAGTTGCATATACAACTAATTGATTCGGGAAAATTCGTAAAAAACCTACGAAATTCGTTGATTTTTCGTAGACTTCGTAAACTCTTCGTTTTTCAACACTTGTCAAAAAACTCGCAAAAATTAACGACTAAACAGCTTATTTTCAACGTTTTATACTTGTCAAAAAAAATTGAATCGTTAATCGTAAAAAATTTGCTCTCTATTAAATAGCATATTAAATGTTAAAAGTAATATATATTTACAACATATACATACACGTACACGATACATACTATATTACAATACATATGCACGTACATTACATATACGACACATACGCATACAGACACCAAAACTGCATACGTAATTTAGTATAGATACATATCAAAACGACGAAATCAACGAAGAATACTGTAAACCAATAACTTATACTGCAAAAAAAGACATAAAAAATGCAACCACACCTACGAAACACACCGAAAAACCTACGATTTTCGTAACTTTTTATGTAAAGATTTATCCGATTTTGTTGAAAACTACCGAAAATACACCACCAAAACGCAAAATCAGCCATCCGAGCAAAATTTGGGAAAAAAAATTTTTCAGAAAAAAATTTATCGGAAGCGACACACCCACCGCGGAAACTCCAGAAAAGGGGGTACTACACTGATTTACAGGCGATTACGTTCTATAAATCACCCGTATATGTGGCATTTGTAAATAAAAAAGAATTCTTTTCTACGAAGATTGAATTCATAAACCTTTACAAAAAGTAAAATATCTTGACAAATGAAATCTACGAAGATTTCGTAATTCCCTCACGTTCAGACACTTACAAAAAGATTTAACATAAATTAACATTGAAAAATCTTGAAATTAAACATAATATTAGGCTAAAACGTGTCTTGCATGGTCGGATCTATTAATATTATTCAATATTAATTTAAAATATGTATATAAACAGTATTGATTTTGGAAAAAACGGGCTTAATTTATAATGAATGTTAATGAAATATACAACATAATCAAAAACGCCGTATGTTTGCAGTGTCGGAAGGACAAAGAGATACTTGACGTATTGAAACAGCTTGCCACGGTGAGAGCGTGGTACAGATCCGCAAACAGGGAATAAGCGGAATATAAATAGCGGTATTGTTAGCCACGATGCAGAGGCACGGGTTTTACTTGATAATGGAGATAGTAACTTAGTGCGATATGCGATTAACATCCCTAATATAATATAATGTATGTGCGTATATGTATCCTATACATAAGCCTTAATACTTGTCCGTTATGCACGGAACGTATAAATAAGCCGTAAAAACTACGATACGCGTATATTGTAATGTAGCTACTACGATAGTGGTAACGGTTACAAGCCCGTATTAATACAGAGTACAATAAAACCAATATAAAAAACAATTAAATATTACAATTATGGAAAGATACGATTATTTTGCAGCGGTTAAAGAGGATGTTTTAAACTATATCAACGAAAACAATATAGTAGTAACCTCCGAAAACCGGGACGAAGTGGAACAAGATCTTAATGATACACTATTTACATGTGATAGCGTAACGGGGAACGCGTCAGGATCTTATACATTTAACGCGTGGACGGCCGAGGAATATCTATGTCACAATTGGGACCTGTTAGGAGAAGCGTTAACGGAGTTAGGATGTGATATGAGCTATATAGAGAGAGGTGCAGAGGCATGCGACGTTACAATACGCTGTTATCTGTTAGGCCAAGCAATTTCGGAAGTGTTGGACGAAGTTAAAACAGAAGAAGAAGAATAAAACGAATAACGAACAATTTAAATATTTATAGAATTATGAAAACAACAAGAAAAGAAATATACCGTATTTATGGCAAAGAAAATGTAATATTATTAGGATATTGCGAAATACAGTACATACAAAATTACCTTACAAAAGTCGGACACACCGAACGTGTAGAAGGATGGGCCGCTAATGTTTTCGAATTACCTGCACCGTATAATAATATAGCTATTTGCACGGGCTATGCACCATTTGGGACGAAAAACAAAAATGCGCGCAAAGTGTGCGAACGGTGGGAAAAATTGTATTATAATTACGATTTTAGTCAACGCAAAAGAATGATTAAGCGTTTTGCACGTGAATTAAGTAAAACAATAAACAATTAAATTAAAATAACAATGAGAACGTTTTTTGCACAAGTTGAAACACGGTATCGGGCGATTAAAAATTGCCCGTTTACCCCCGCACATGTTGTCAAGGTTTTTGGCGGTTATATGTGTTTTGAAAGTGATAATGATTATATAGTTTGGAGAAATCAAAAGTAAAAAATAGCAATGAGAACAAATAATAACCTAGTAGATTTTTCAAAAGAATATACATACGTAGCGTCTGAAAGTTTGGTTCAAGAAGCAAAAGAAAAACACAGTAATATATACCTTAATTTCTCATACACAAATTACGGAGGATCGTTTTTGGACAAGGTTATAATATCTTACTTTAAAGAATATTACCCGGAAAATATAGTACATGAGAGAACAGCATGGTACGGTGAGAACGCGTTTGTTTTTGGGAAACCTGCAAAAGAATTATTTCAACAAATAGAAAACGGAAATATACTTGATTTTGACAATTTAACATATTATTATTATGCTAAATTTTACGAACAAGTAACAGAAGAGGCAACCAATTTTATAAGCGACTATGAATTAAATAATAATTTACATGAAATTATTTGCAAATGGCTGTGTACAAATGGTAGCCCTGAACCTAATTTTGTAGATTATTCAGATAATGATTTAAATAAATATTTATATAAAAATGGATACCTATAACAATATGGAAGCAAAGAGAATAACAATTAATCAAGCGAAAAAAGTATTGGAAAACATAAATACCTATGTACATGTAGGTAAGTTTGAAACGGGTCTAAGAACCAACTTAAAGCGCGTTAAATCAAAATGTTATACTACTACTTATGAGTATAATGGATTTTTAGAAAATGCAACAAAATTGGCTATTATTGCTGAAGTTAACATATATAGAGTTTTTGAGGTGGAAAGATCCGAAACATGTTATTACCTAAAAAACGACTATACGGAATATAATATATATATTGATAACAAAACAAAATTTTATTATACCGAAATAAAAGGTAACAAATTTATAGCTGTTACTTATATGGGTGTATGCAATGTATACCAATTGTTTTCGGAAATACTTCCTATGTCTGGAAACACGGAAAACGAAATAAAGGATAAATTGATAAACGTATATAACGAACTGCAAACAGGTAAGGAAATACAAGTTAAAACAAATGTAGGTTTATTAAATATAAATCTCATGAAGCCTGGAAATTTCGCCCTAGTGATAGAAGGGCGTACCGTTCATACCTTATCAAATAAATTTGAAACATTTTGAGATTATCTTAAAAAATTCATGTTATGATCGAAACATTAATATTATTAGGTTGCTTGTACTTATCTATACGGGTAACTGACTATATCGAAAAACAGAAACAACAATAATTAAAACGTAATATTATGGAAAGAAGAAACGACATACCTAATTTGCTTGCAATGTATATACGTAACACGCGGGAAATATACAGTATTACATCATGGTTGCAAAACTGTGTTCTTAAAAAAACAAACAACGGTGTACAACCACAATTAGAATACCTTGCAAATTGTAGCACAATGAAAACCATAATCAGGGAAGCCGCCAAACTGTTATACAAGTATGACGGAATAACACCCACAAAACAGGAAAAACAGGAAGCGGCCCGGGAACATGCTAAATATATCCTTGATAGTGTGCAATACTTCATTCAAAACGCCAATAGAGGGTAAAATAAAGCCCTATATTAAAAGATCTAAAACAATACCGATATATCACCCATAAAAACAAAAACATTATGATACAGGTAACAGTAAAAAACAGCAAAACAGGTAGCCAATATATTTGTAAATCGGCAAGAAGAACGGTAAAGAATATAACATATAATCATATAACTTATCATTTGATATGCAGACATAAAGATCACCCGTTTTTTAAACAGTTTTACCACGGTCCAAAAGGTATATATATAGATTCACCACGATACAAGGAAATAGAAGCCCTAGAAAAACCTATCTGGAATACACCGATACACGAACTACTAGAGCTAACCATCACGGAAACACCCCTAGACGGACGTACCAGATACGCAAAACAATTACCCGTATATAATGTAGACGTATTAGCGGAACTCACCTATTAATCAATCAAAAACAATATAATTATGATACAATTTACTATTAACAGTTTCAGCCATGGCCTAACAGGCCGCCCGTACAACTCGATCAAAGACGCAATACAAGACGGTGGATACTCCGTTTGGTGCAACGAAAAGATCAAAAAAGCATTCAGTTTCGGGAACGGCACGGAAAAGGACTTTGAAAGGTATTGCAAAGACAATAAGTGTAAAATTGTGAGTGAAAGCGAATTTTACAAAGAATTATATTCTTTGCCGTTGAATGAGCAAGAAACACATATCCAATTTATTCGGGAACAATTAAGCCATTACAATGATCTATAAAACATAATGCAGCAATGAAAAAACAGAATATAGAAAAAGAATTATATCCTATCCTTGAAAACGAAAGTATTAAGATAGGAACGTTTAAAGCTAGTAGAAGTATTAATACATTGGATTTTATCAGGGAAAATATCAAGTTTTGGAAAAGCTATGACGGGCACAAGTTACCCGAAAAACAGGTTAAACGAGCGTATTATAACGGCACCAGGACACAAAACATAATCAAAATGTACATAAATACACCCGAATTGATTAAGTTTGTAAGAGAGCACGCAAACGACTACGATACGTTAAAACGAAACGACGTACCTAGCTGCATAACTATTGATCGTAGGCGGAATGAACGTTATTTTTACGTATATATCGAAAAGTTTGGGAACGTGCGTTTTGATGAAGTGTTAAGAGTTTTCCCTTTGCTTCCTAAATCATATTTGAACGAATAATGAAAGTGATTAGAGTTTTAAGGAGAATACTAACCGATTCAGATATTATAGATCTGTATGGTCTATATTGTGAATTTTACAAAAATATATAATAATATTAGATAACATTTGTAACCGTACCGTTTGAACAAATGAGAGAGATACGCAAGGAATTAGACCGATTTGTTAAGCCTATACAGATAGAGGTCATTAAGAGCGATTTTGAAACTGTTTCATTCAGGGAATTAAGATAAAGCGGAAATAATGTGAAATATTTTCCCGGTATGGAGAACAACAAACAGAGCGACACTGTTACCGGGAGCAATTTTTGACTTAAAAACGAAAATAAACGAAAAAATATGAATATTATTACAGACAAAACAAAAGCCCCTGCAAAGCTACGTTACAGGGTGAGCAATAACAGCGGATCAATAAATAAGGAGTTTGGCAAAAACCAACAGGCGGCTTATTATGGCATTAAGGAACAAATGATATCTATGTTTTCTTATAGAATTAATAAGGATAAGAGATTTTATACGATAGAAGTATTTGAAGTTCCATCTATTGAATTAATTGAATTATGTGATTCTTATAACTGTAAATTGATGGCAAACATTTTGAATAAAAAAATAAATATAGGGAATTTGATCAGGTGGTAGTCTATGAAGTTTATCCGATTAATCTGAATGATATAGAGTTTGTATAATAAAATTTTTTCAATTATGACACATAAAGAAATAGAAAACGAACTTGGCTATTGGGGAGATATTATCAGAGAAAACCCAGATAGATATGCGTATGTTAGGCAACATTTTTCAAATGATGTTTGCGATTTAAAGCCAATAACTTATAGTGCTTTGTGGAATTTGTTGCTGCATTCTGAGGCGAATGATCTTTATTACTACAATGAAAATCATGCGATAGACGAAACGTGTGTGTTTTATGAGTTCTACTATGATCTCGGTTTTGAACTTCCAGAAGATAGAGGTCTTGATATGAATTATTATCCACATATTTGTATTGAACTGAATGACAATGATGGATATGAAGGAGATATTGATATTTTCATGTTGGACGAATGGGATGCTTCCGAAGATATGACGAATGAGGATAAAGAACGATTTGATGCAATACGAAAAAAATATCCTATTACATTGATTAATAATTTGAACGATTTGAACGATTTGATATAATGGGAACGAACAATAAACAAGCTATCCTAGAAGGGAGAAAATGGGACGTAATAGAGAGTGTTGACGGATATTTTTCCGGGGAAAAGAACGGAGTTATCATACAAGGAACGACAATGAGTGATCTGTATGAAAAATGTAAATCTTTTGACATAACTTCGGTTATGGAGAAGATTAAGACGGGTGACAATCTGAACGACTGGGAAAAACGCTTAATAAAAGTTAATAAAAAGTTGTTGGAAAACCAATAATATATATATTTGTCGTATGAGAAATAAATATGTCACATTTTACAAGGGCTGTACAATAGAGGTCACAGGAGAAAAAGACTTCATGTACCGGATAATAAAAGGTGAACGGATGGTTCTCTTTGTAGATATGTTTTACAGGTCTACAACTGATGCGTTAAAGGGCGCAATGAGGTGGGTGGACAATAATGTTAGAAAGGAGTGAATTTATGCTTTTTGGAATTGTTTTTGCTATGTTAATGAAGGCTATATGTGGAAATATGTTGGACGATTGATGATTGTCATTGTATGGCTTATTGTGTTACAGATTTTATCGGAATGTTAAACGTGTGTGTATATGAACAAAGAAGAATTTAAATCAAAGAAAGAAATTATCAATTCAAAAATAAATGAATTGAAGAACGAAATGATAAAATTAGAGAAGGAGTACATTGAATCCAATGCGAAGTATCCTATCGGAAGCAGGGTTTGTATCACCACCCCTGCATCAGTATATACGAGTTTGCATGATTTGACAGGTGTCACCGTTCCTGAAACAAAACAGTATGCCTATATTGTGGGTTATGATATCAGTTACCTGTGCGATATCAAACCATTGTTTAAAAAGATAAACAAAGATGGAAGTGTATCTAAAGTAAACTTGTATGTTAATCTCGAAAATGTTGTAATAGAATTGGTACAAGGTCATGAAGAAGGTAGAAGTAGGAACTCTTGACGAGAACGAACTGTTTGAACACAGGGGAGTAATATACGAAGTTTTATACAAGACGGATTATTGTGTCCGTTGCAAATACCCAAACGACAAATACCGTTACAGGGATAAATGGGAATATCTCTATACCGAGTTTAGTTTATGGACAAAAGTAAACAAGATATGAAAACACTGGTTTTTGATGTGATGCTTGACGGGCGGTTTGTACATACGTTCAGATACCAATATTGCCCATTGTTCCCGATAGACGAACAGGAATTGGAGAAGTTTGTTACCGACAGGCTTCCTACGTTAAAAGGAAAAGATTTTAAAATAGTATTTTGATATGAAACAGACAGTAGAAGAAGCAGCAAGAGAAAATATCCTGTTTAATCATAGGACAGTTGACAGAACTTTGTTTGGTAAAGATTTGGCAAAGTTTGGAGAGATAAATTTTATTCAAGGTGCCGAATGGCAGTCCAAGCAATCGCCTTGGATAAGCGTTAAGGAACGGTTGCCAGAAGAGTTAGAAAGTGTTTTGGTTGGGACTAATTACGAGGGCAGATATTATTACGAAGTAGCTTTTGTAATGAACGGGAAGTGGGTATGCCATAATAGTAAACCCATCTATTGGATGCCTATCCCCTCTTTCGATGAGATACTCGAAGCCAACAGAGATGTACTGGAACGAATTAAAGAGAAAGGAGATTGATTATGGAAATAAAGAACGTAGGACAACTTAGAAAAATCATAGAGAACCTTCCCGATGATTTTGAAATCGAGATGCGTGTAAGACGCAAATTGACGGATGAAGAATTGAAAAATTGCAGATACCCTTATCCTTACGATACAGAGTATTTAACTTTGGAATTTGACGATATAGGCGTTTCTGACAAAGTATTGTGTTTGGGTGTAACTTCTAATGAATGAATGAACGGTATGAAAGTAAAGAACGGAATAATAATAGACGGAATACTGCATGAAATGAGCAAAACGTTCAATGAAAATTTCGTTTGCAGTGAATGTTCATTGTGTAAAGAATGTAAAGAGTGTAAGATGGAGCATGAATCATACCTGTGTAATGTGATGGGATGTTTCTGTTTTGTCAGTCGTGGCAAAGTAACGGATATTAAAACAGAGGAGGAACAGGAATGAAACAGGTATTGTCATTTGATCAGACGAAACATTTACAAGAACTTGGATTATACCATATCTACACCTTGCCGGATATTCTCGACAAGTTACCTTGTTTCATCGGCAATGAAGTGCTGACCATCAAAAAATTTGCAGATAGCTATACATGCTTGTATGTGGAATCTTATACTAGGTCTATCGGAAATATCACAGAAGGAAAAGAACTTATTGATTCAGCCTACAAAATGTTGTGCTGGTGCATTGAAAACGGATATGTTAAAGTTGAAAAGGAGGAAAAGTAAATGGATATAGTACCTATTGTAACAAAAGATGATCTTTCTAAAGAACAGATAGAGTATCTACAAAAACAACAAACAGAATATAAATTGATTAAAAAAGTTAAGAGGAATCCAGGGCATATCTTATTCTCTTTTAACGTTAAGACAGGGGAGATAAAGAGAGCTTCTATTATACATAATGTTTCTATTGGTCTGAATGGGCTTCCTATAACTAGGGCTGAAACGGTCATAGAACCTAATTGCTACTATGAACAAGCCTTAAATGAAAAGAATTTTAGAAAGAAATTGAAGAAATCAGGATTATTAAAAAACGAATAATTATGGGATTTACAACACAGTGCTTTATATGTAAAAACACTACTAGTATTAGAAATAGATTAATTACCTAGATTAAAAGAACTTGGCTATTATTGTAATCCATATTTAGGCTGGCATAATCTATTTACTTGTGTATTTGGAATTAATTCGGTTTATTCATTGGACGATTATGGTAAAAATGGTCTTAAAGGAATAGATGGTCTTATTGATTGCGGAGCGAATGAGGAACTTTTCTTAGCTATCGCTGCATTAAGGGATGATACAGACAAGTACCAATGGTTTACCGATGGGGATAAATGGATTATGTGTCCTGCAATCAAGTTCTCTTCCTATTGGGTTTACAATGATATTGATGTTAATATAGATACCGTTCACAAGGCTACTGTAGACGAACTGATTGAACACTTTAAAACAAAGGAGAAACAATGAAAGCAAGAATAAAATCAACTGGAGAAATTGTAGAGATTAAGGATTTATATGATGATGGTACTGCATTGGTGGGAAACATGTATATCAAGGTGTCAGAACTTAATTTTTTTAGTGAAAACATTGATTGGGAACAACGTAGGTACGAATTGGCAAAAGACATTATTAAAATTGTTATAGCAAACGACTATGGTGTTAATTCTGATGTAGTCGCTAAATATTCGCTTAATTGCGCTGATGCACTAATTAAAAGATTAAAGGAGGTGAATAATGAATAGCATACAGACACAAACACTTTCCATTAACGGAGATGGAGGTGGTGAAGCGTATATTGACTTTTGTGATGGACAATTATGTGTTTCAGTTGTCATAGAAGATAAACAGGCGGATTTTCACTTTGAGCCTGTTACTCTAGGAATGTTTGCCCATGCTTACAAGCTGCATTGTGAAGAATGTGAAGAATGTAAAAAGAAGAAAGGAGAATAACTATGAAAGTGTTAAGAGATAAAACTCCTGTCGCTCGTAAAGAGCACAGGTGCAATTTTTGCGGTGGAGTAATTTTCGTTGGAGAAAAATACAACAGACAGACCAATGTTTATGACGGTCGTGTTTATGACTGGGTATCCCACTGTGAATGTTCCGAGTTATCCTATGAACTTGATATGTATGATGATTGTGACGAAGGAATTGATGGTGATATGTTTGTTGACAACCTAAATCAGTATGTTTACGACAATCATTATGACGATAAAATAGATGATATTGCGAAGGATTGGCAATTACCACGCCACGAGCTCGTAAAGAAGGTTTTGAATGAATTAAAAAAGGAATAACCATGACCGAAGAACTTGTAACATTGGAAACAGCAAAGTTGCTGAAAGAGAAAGGTATGTTTACAGATATAGAATTTCCTCCGCAATCCGTTGCCCAGAAGTGGTTACGTGAAACCAAGAACCTGCATATCGAAATATCCTATATGTATGAAAACTATTGGACGTATGATATACTGACAATTCCGAGACATGACTTGATAGGATTGTCTGACAGGCCTATTATCCGTTATAATACCTACGAGGAAGCACTGGAAGCAGGATTACAGGAAGCATTAAAACTTATATGATTATGGAAATAGCAGAATCAATATTTAAATTCATCCTTGCCTCATTAAACGTTTGTGCTCTGGCATTTACTTTAATTTTAGTAAGCAAGTGGCATATACGCATGGAGAATAAGCTGGATGAAATAGAAAGACATGTCCGCCATGTGTCAGATCGTAACGATATTGTTTACATTAACCAGCTTTCGGAATTGCAAAGACTGTTGATAAAAGAGGAACGGTATGAGGAAGCTGACAAGATTGGGAAAATAATCAAGGACGAAGAAATTAAATTAGGAATAAGGGAATGAGCAATATTAATTTGAATGAACTACGGAATATAGCTTATAAGACAGCTTGTGAGCATGGTTTCCACGATAAAGAATTGAGTGACGAACACTACCTTTGCCTTATCGTTGGAGAGCTTATGAAAGCTGTGGAAGCGGATAGGAAAGGTAAACGTGCCGACAGAGAATCTTTTAAATCTTCTTATGAGAATGAAGAACCGCACGATGATGCCAATTTCAAATATTGTTTTGAAAAATATATCAAAGATACACTTCCAGACGAACTAAGTAATGCGGTTATACGCCTGTTTGACCTTGCAGGACTTCGAGGGATAAGCCTTGAATCTGCTAGTAATGATATTAACTCCGAATATATGGATGATATTGCCTGCATGTACAGCCAATTGAGTTTCACGGAAGCGATATATTCCATATTTATCAAACCGATTGTAGATTACCAGTATCTTTCTACGATTGTAAATGAGATGATATTTTCAATCTTTGCACTAGCCAAACATCTTGACATATATTTGCTATGGCACATCAATCAGAAGATGAGATACAATGAACTAAGACCTATGTTTTACGGAAAAAGATATTGATTATGAAAACAATTATATTTACAATCATATGTATTATCGCCCTATTATGGGTTGGAGATCTAACAATTACATTTAAGCCGTTTTCCATCTCGTTGCCCGGTTGGCATAAAGCTTTAGGTATCATCCTGTTTGTATTTGCAATGGCGGTGTATAACATTGGCGAATACGCTAAGGGGTACAAGCATGGTTTTGATGATGGAGCAAAGGAATGTATTGAAGCGATTAAGGGAAATGGAAAGAAATGATATTAATTTCCCGTTATTCCGTATATTTAATGGAGTAACGGGGCGATATGAACTTCTTTTTGACGATATATCCATAGACGCTTATGGACGTGTAAGAGATAGTAGTGGTTGTGTTGTAGAATGGTTTACAGGCGTATTTGATATGAACGGAATACCATTGTTTGAAAACGACATAATCATGCCTGTAAAGGACGGGATAAGCCAATATAGACGTATCTGGAGAACGATAGGAGGATTTGTATTAAGCAGAAGAAATGATGTGAAAGGGCTTTCAAGATTGGATATGCTTGGTGCGGACTATCTGGTAAACGAACGTGTTCAGCAATACATATCTGATGGATGCGTAAAGGTGGGTTCTGCAACAATTGATCTTGACCTGTTGAAAGGGAGAACGAAAGAAGAGATTATTAGAAATTTATCTAGAAGGGTCAGATGAAAGACAAAATGCCAGAGGAAAGTTTGAACAATTTCTACAGGACGTTTCTTATTTGGGTGATAAGATGTTATCCTATATTGTTCTGTATTGCTATACTTGTCCATCAGTGTGAGGTTATACACTCTGTTGGAACAGGTGATATCATTGAATATTATGATGGTGACACATTGGAGTATATTCAGTATGCCACTCCGTTTTCGGACAAGTACCTTACCATATTCTTTAACGCCAAACTGTTTAATGCAATATTGTTTTATGTGTTGTCAAAGGCATTTTTATTTTGTATATACCATAGAGTATTTGTCATTGAAATGTTTATATACGCAATACTGGATATTGTATTTAATAATGTGGTGTTTGAGGACGTGAGATGCACTATGTTTTATTCGTATATATCAATAGGATTTGTAACTGTATGTTTCTTTATTGCATTGTATCTACATCAACGATTTGGAGATAGGAATATAAATAATCATCAATCTATAACCGATGGTTTTAGAAACTGTTGTAGATTATAATTTCTGTTTTCCTGTGGGCTGTAATCCTCCCGTATTCTTCATGTTTATCTTGACCTTTACGGGAGATGCCTTTTTATTTGATGTTACCTTAGGGGATTTAACATTAACCCTAATCACTTTCTTTACCATATATTGCTTATTTTAATTGTTTAACAAAGTTAATTATTTTTATTTATGCAACAAAACAATATTACCGATAAAACAGCTTCGGCACACAAAACGGACGAAATAATGGTTTACGAACATCCTTTTTTTGGCAAAATTCGTGTGTTTGTTCGATATGGTAAAATTTGGTTCTGTGGATTAGACGCTGCATCTTCTTTACAGTATTCAAATCCATTAAAAGCTCTTTTAGAGCACTGTAAACCATCCTCCGTAATGATGCGTGAAGTAGGGGATGATATAATGGAGTTTATTAATGAAAGGAGTATGTATAGACTGATTTATAAAAGCCCTTTTCCTCCTATGGCTGATGAATTTGAACGTTGGATATTTGATTATATTGTTCCATCAGCTACCAATACAGGCAGTTATTATGCACAGGTTAGATTACCAAACTTCAACAATCCTGCCGAATCTGCCAGGGCGTGGGCTGATGAGTACGAAAGGAATCAAGCGTTAAAACCACAACCAAACGAATCCAATGAATGGTATAGTATCAAAAGATGGGCAAAGGAAAACGGTGTCAACTGGAAAAAGATTAGCCGGATGAAGATGAAAGTAATATCTTGTAAGCTAGGTTATGAGATAAAAAAGATTTTTGACGATAACCATTGCCAGGTAAACACATACAATGTAAACGTATTTAAGGAATACTTTAATAAATGTGAATAAACAATATATATTTTAAAACATTTTATAGTATGTCATTTTATTGACTATATTTGCATCATGTTTGAGTGTAGAAGCAAGCATATTAATAAAAGTTTAGGGGGAAAGCGTTCCCCCGATTTTAGTAACCGTAAAAATGATAAAACCATGATTCTACTAGAAATTTTTCAAAACTGCTTTATTGTAGGGTATGATGGAAAGAAAATACCCTTTGTAAAAGATGATTTCCTGTTTAGTGATACCGGGGAAAGATACATTTTGACCAACAAGGAAAACAGTGAACAGGTTAGCCTACCGAAGCAATCGACAATAATAATTAAACATAATATTTTTCATGAAGGTATTGATTAGAAAGGATTCAAGCGACATAAGAAACAGACTTGAACGGTTAGGGTACACCGCTTCCGAAAAAGCGTTGGAGGGATTTGGTGATGGTATCTTTGTAGACAAGTCAGATAATACTTTTCACGTAAAATCAGAGTGGAATGTTATTTATATGTTTCTTGAAACAGTAGATTGCGGAGATGACGAGAATATGTTTTTTGATTTTGTAGAAAACGATATAACGTCAATAACGCCAACAATGCTAGGTAAATATAAATCTTTAATAAAAGTTGATAACTTTCCCATCATTAATACATCTAGCATTAAAGATGTGTTGTACTTTGAATATAGAGAATATAACGTCATAGAAGTTACTATTGTTTCAGTGTATGGGGTAAAGTTGAAAAACATAAAGGATGTTGACTTTTCAGACCCTAATGCGGATACAATAATAGCATACATGAAATCGTTGCATAAACAACTAAAAGAATATATCAAATGAAGTGTAATTTTACGCCAATGGACAAATTTTATGAGATATTAGATTATTATGGTTTGTCCTACACAGAGTTAAAAAGTAATCATATTCGTGTATTTTACGGAAACAAGAAGCTGTTTGACTATTTTCCGCTTCGCATGAAGCTGTTTGATTACCATGAATGGCATCAGCTTACTTATCCGTTCGTGAAGGGCAAGGAAGATGAATGGGAAGTAGAACTTACCATGTTCATTAGCGGAGTGTTGGGAGATGAGATGTTTAAAAAGTTTAAAAACGATTGATTATGGATAAGAAAGAGAAGGAATTTACTCCAAAAGCTATAAATTTGTGTGGCAAACGGAGAATGCTATCATCCATAAAAGGATGGGAGATTGTTCATTATAACAATTACTCTAAAGGTATAGCCAATGTTCAGCCTGTGGACAAACTGAGAGTAACACTTTCAGGACGTGAAGTAATTGAGCATGTCCTATCTGATGGAGATAAAACGATTGAAAAACTAGACAGTTATTTCGGATTGCTATGATGATAAAAGTAGACATACCTGAACCGTTCATAGATGGTGACAATACGATGGTAAACATCACGTCTGATTCATTCTGCTATTCCAGCATTGATTCACGTTATGAAGGATTTCAGAGTTCCTACAAGGACGGGAATATGAATCAGAAGATACAGGGAAAACTAGAGATAATTGCGGACCAGTTTAAAGAACTTATAAAAATAATAGAAGATGGAAAGACATTTGTTAATACAGGAGTGTGAGAGAGAGGAAAAGATGAAGGAGTTACGCAAGCAGCAGAACGATCTTATCAAGAAAGGACGTATGGTTGAATGCTCTCGTGTAACAGCCAAGATAAAGGAGTTTCAGGAAGCATATATCAAGGCTTATCCTGACGGTAAATATGTAAGGGGCATGGATATTATCAAGAAGATGTCTGATGATGAGAAAATGGATTGGATGATGTATGTCAACGCCATTGCTTTCTGTGCTGATATTATCCACTCATCTTCCATTGAGTTGAATGAAATGCTAAAGAAAACACTCCCCGGATCTAGCCTTCAAATGTTTGAAACGCTTGAAAAGGTAGGTACTATGGCAAAGAATCAAATCCTATGGATGGATAACAATGTTGACGAGAAATATCAGGATGATTTTGCAAGATATGCCGATGAAATATCCGTGATGCTTTTATCATTTGTTAAAAATAGATTTTTACCTAGGAAATGACACGAGAAGAGATACATAAGAACGTGCTGGAAATAAGAAATTATTATTTCAGTATTCAGAATAAGATTGATAACGGATGCAATGTTTCAGAATTGGATATAAATTCTAAAACGCATAACCAGATGATTGACGATACAATAAAATCAGCCCTTGAAGATCATAGAATAATTCTTGCTTTGGAAAAATATAGGTTATGAAAAAGAAAGAAATAGACGAAGGATATATTGTAGGTGACTTTTATATTATTAAAAGCCCTATCAAAGAGGGATGGCTTCACATAGTGAATATAAAAACATCTTGGCAGATAAAGGTGATGATGGGAGCGAATACGGCAAAGTTTCTAAGCCTTCCCCAACAGGAGATATTTGACAGGATTAACGGAATATACATTCAATCCATGATGTCTTTATACGATTCAGATTATGCCTTGAAAATAGCTAAAGATGCTGTGTCTTATATGTCTGAAAAGGCAAAAAAGATGGAAAAGGTGGAAAAGAATGAAAATGAAGATATTGAAAAGGTGAAGAAAGATGAGTTCATGATGAAAATAGCTACATCTTCCGATGAAGAAATCATGGACATGATCGTAAATGGAGAGATAAAGTACGAATATTTCAAACAAGAACAGGAGTAAATTTATGAAAGCATTATTTAAAATGGACTTCGATTGCGGAAGAATGGGCAATCTTGAAGGAGTATTTATTGCAGACACAGAAGATGTCGAATACTTAGTGAATAACAAAATCAGTGTTTACTTCGGTGAAGTACTTGGCAAGCACTCTGAAATATCCGGGTGTGTGGCTGAAAGTGAAATCAAACAAATAACCACTGATGAAAATGTAATCAAGATAGTTGAAGAATATGGGCTTAACAGTGGGTATAATCCATTTGAATACACTCTTTGTACATCAGAAACGGAAGATATACCAGATAACGGAGTTGATTGGGATGATTGTACTGTACAAGAATACATAGACTTTATGAGGAAAGGTATAATACCCCAATATTACGAGAAAGATTATAAAGAATGGCTAAGTAGCCAAAAGGAGGATTAAATCATGCAAGACTATATTTCAGATTGGTTCATTCCTATGGATTTCGGTAATGATATGCCGGAGGAAGAACCAAGTGGTGAGGATAATTTCAATTCTGATTGAAGTATGGAAAAAAAATTTATACTAACAGATAAGTTTGTAATCAATTCTTTTGGAATAAAGTTATTCCAAATAAAGTGTACAAAATCTTTCAAATATGCCCAAAAAGGTGATTTTGGAGGATATGTTGAGAAAGAAGGGAACTTAGACCAAGAAAATGACGCTTGGGTGTTCGGCAATGCTCGGGTGTTCGGCAATGCTCGGGTGTCCAGCAATGCTCGGGTGTCCGGCGATGCTTGGGTGTCCGACAATGCTCGGGTGTCCGGCGATGCTTGGGTGTCCGGCAATGCTTGGGTGTCCAGCAATGCTTGGGTGTCTGGAGATGCTTTGGTGTCTGGATATGCTTGGGTGTCTGGAGATGCTCGGGTGTTCGGCAATGCTCGGGTGTCCGGCGATGCTTGGGTGTCCGGCAATGCTTGGGTGTCTGGAGATGCTGATATAGAAAACGACAACGAGCATTGCGGATTTGACGGTTTCGGCTCATGCAATCGCCACACTCACGCATATATGACAAAAGAAAAGAAAGTGGAAATAATCTGTGGATGTTTTCGTGGTAGCATTGAAGAATTTGAAAAGAAAGTGGAGGAAACACATTCGGGAACAGTCTACGAGAAGCAGTATAAATCCATAATCAATGTAATTAAAATTAAATTTGGATTGACTGATTTTACATAGTTTACTAATGATTTTTGGCACTGCCCAATTATGGTTAGTTGGTTCGATTCCCCTACGCCCTTTATAAATGGAACAGATATAACAATGGGCATTAATGAACAAATTTACACCATTACAAAAATTTAACACATAATATTTCCTAATATCGTTATATAGTATTACATTTGCACCATACAGGGATAGGAACGGAGTAGCTACCTTCCGACAAGCCGAAGTCAGTACGGCTTCCCTGTTCTCCTTTTTACTGGCAAAACATAATACTGGCTAATATGCAATTAGTTTATAAATTTGAGATCAACCATTCCGACAGGCTTTGCGCTATCTGCCGTGTCACGAATAACCTGTACAACCAGGCGTTGTATATTGTCCGTAACGAGTTGAAGGATAATGACAGGTGGTTGTTCTATCCCGACTTGGACAGGATAATGAAAAACGTCACCAACCTTGAAGGTACGATAAATTACAGGCTTGTGAAATCACACGTAGCCCAACAGACATTGCGCATACTTGACAAGGCGATGAAGGGATATGTCAAGGCTGTAAAGGATTGGTCCAAGAATCCGGGGAAGTATAACGGTAAGCCCGAACTGCCATGCTATCACAAACGGGGAGGAATGAGCAATGCGATATATACCAACCAGTCGTGCAAGATACATGACGGGTATATAATCCTTGACCGTGACTTGAAAATACCCGTTCCGCAATGGGAGAAATACAAGGGCAGAATCGAACGATTCAAACAGGTTAGGATAATCCCAAAACGTACATACATGACCATAGAGGTTGTATATGATTGTGTCTGTTCGGATAATGTCGGTACGGGTATGGCTTCAATAGACTTAGGTGTGAACAACCTTGCCACATTGGTTTGCGGATGCAATGCGCTGCTGTTTTCCGGCAAGGTTATCAAGTCATACAACAGATGGTTTAACAAAACATTATCCATGCTGCAATCCATAAAGGACAGGCAGGGTATAGATAAACTGACAAACAGGATGAGAAAGATGTATGAGAAACGTGAACGGTTTATGAATGATTCGATGCACAAGACAAGCAGGCGTATCGTTGATTATCTTGTATCACACCATATAGGCACTCTTGCTGTAGGCTACAACAAAGGATGGAAACAATCCGTCAATATGGGCGGAGTAAACAATCAGAAGTTTACATTCATCCCTTTTGCGAGGCTAAGAAGCTGCCTTAGATACAAGTGTGAGCTTGCAGGTATCAACTATATCGAACATGAGGAAAGCTACACTAGTAAATGTGATGCTCTGTCTATGGAGGATATATGCAAGCATGATAGTTATCTCGGTAAGCGTGTCAAGCGAGGGTTGTTCAAGTCGGCAGTTGGAAAGGTTATCAATGCCGATGTGAACGGTGCGCTTAATATCGGAAGAAAAGTATTCGGTGATTCTTTTATGATAGCTGATATCGGGCGTTGGTATCGCCCCGAACGGGTTAACGTTCTAAAATGTATGTGTGAAAATGTACATTAATGCCTCCTGATTGTTGTGATTACAATGGTCTGACTGCACCATATCCAAATTCATTTGGAGAAATGACAATGTATAAAGATGGTGTTAGGTATGAAGAGGATGATGATTTTGAGGAATTTATCATTTGTGAAAACGAAGAAATGTTTAAGGAAACCGTAATAGAACTATTAAATAACAATAAATATGAAAACATTTTTTGAGTGTAAAATTCGCTACGAAAAAGTAGCAGAAAATGGGATGAATAAGAAAGTAAGTGAGCAATACCTAGTTGATGCGCTTAGCTTCACTGAGGCGGAAGCACGTATTATATCTGAAATGACACCGTTTATCAGTGGCGAGTTCACTGTTTCGGACATTAAACGCTCCAATTACAGCGAACTGTTCCCCTCTGAGGAAGATGCAGCCGATCGATGGTTTAAGTGTAAGCTGTATTACATCACTCTGGACGAAAAAAGCGGAGCGGAGAAAAAGACATCATGCTATATGCTTGTTCAGGCAGCAGATTTGAGAGATGCTGTAAAGAAACTTGACGAAGGAATGAAAGGCACAATGGCAGACTATGTGATTTCATCCATAGCCGAAACCGCCATCATGGATGTATATCCGTATGAAGCGGAAAATGATTCCTGCTTATCGGAATACCCAAGTGGTCACAAGACGGAAGCTGTCATAGGCGGAAAGGGCGTCATTGTAGACAAAACGGGAAGTTCAACTGTAGTTTTACCTATTTAAATTTAAGAAAGTATGTCAAATGAACAACAAAGCCATGTTTTCCATCATTGGAGAACTGGAAGTCAATCTGATTATGTGGGAGTAGAAATACTCCCTAACGGTCAGTCTATCATCGCTACAATATCCCATATCGTATGGGATGAGAATGCAAAGGTACAAGGTAGCAAAAAACCATCATGGATTGCTTACTTTAAAGAAACAAACCTTGTTCCTAAACCTATGCTGTTGAACAGTACGAACCGTAAACGCCTTACTAAGCTGGCGCAAACTGATTATCCTGAAACCATCCATGATTTCCGTGTAATATTATGCAAGGAACTGACACGTGACCCAAGCGATGGAGGAAAGGTTTACGGATTGCGTATAGGGCGTGATGTTCCGCCACCACCACAGAAAGAGAAAATGACGGTGAACTCTGATAAGTTCAAGGCTGCATTGGAAGCATTGAAAAGTGGAAAATGCGACATTGGATACATCACGGCAAGCTATGATGTGGACGCTGAAGCTATGAAATTGTTTAACGAAGCGACTAAGAAATAATGGAAGCAGAAGAAAAAGAAAAACTATGGCTTATGAAGAGGTGTGGTAAAATCACCTCTTCCGCCATTGGAAAACTTATGGTTTCCGGGAGAAGGGAAATGACACCTTCCGAACTAGAGGTTGCAAAAAAACAGGGTGTAAAGAGAAAGACAGTTGATGTTCCTTTCGGAGATACAGCTATCTCTTATCTTTATCAGGTTGCAAGGGAGAGAAGGTTAAACAAACCATGCCGACATATATCCACTTCTGATATGGAGTGGGGAAAGGATCATGAAAAAGACGCTATCGAGTGTTTTAACCATAACACGTTCTCTAGACTAATGTCCTGTGCGGATGATTTTGACGAAATTGTTTTTGTCGATAATATCTATGATGGATATGGAGATTCTCCCGATGGATATGGATTTGATGTCAATGGTAAATTATCTTATATAGCAGAAGTGAAATGCTTTACTTCTGAAAGTAAGATTGAATATTTGAGAGAAGCCACAAAGGAACAGGCTATAGAGGAATACTATTGGCAGCTAATGTCGCATTTCCTTTCCCATCCCGATGTGGATAAAATGTATTATATCGTATATGACGGTAAATCTGATGATGATCCGTTTGATTTACGCCCAGTTAACGATCCGTCAAGGCTTTTGTATTGGGAACTTGACAGAAGCGATTATAAAGATGATATAGACAGGATGGAGGATAAGTTACAAATGGCTCTAGCTTATCTTTCATTCAACGAACGTGATGCAAAAAAATACCCAATAAGTAAAGTAAATGACTACATTAATCAAGCACAACAAACCTAATCGTGGGGATGAAATAATCATCCCCTATCTTGCCATAGAAAACAATATCAACTTTATCATGCTCAATGGGGGTGTAGGTGACGTTGAACTTATGGACGGAACGAAATGTAAGTCAATAAGCTGCACTCCTATCAAATTTGATGATGCAGGAGATGATATATATCGTATATATGGCATAGGAAAAGAAGCATGGAAAATGGCATGGCTGAAAAGAGTACATGCCATGAGTGATGAAATTGTAAAACTAAAGTTAGATTTCAATGCCAGCAATTAGCGAATTATGGATAGATTATCCAATATCTTACCGTGACGAAAAAGGAAGGTTCGTCAAAGGTCATAATTATGGATTCAAGAAAGGAAGGAAAGTATCGGATGAGGAACGTGAAAAGAAAAGAGTTATTATGAAGGAACTCATAAAGAAACGAAAGGAAAACGGTTCTTATCTCGGCCATAGAAACAATACAAGGGCTGTCATTGCGATAGAGGATGGTACGAACAGATTCCTATGCTTTGAAGCCTGTTGTGACTGTGAGAGGAAATTAGGTATGCCACAACGATCATGCAGTTCTTTTTGTAAGGGGAAAAACGGGCATAGATGGAGAAACTTTAAATTATTTTACGAGGATAGATATGGATTACGTTAACGAATTTGAAAGGCATTTATAAACAATTAAACACTATTTAACTAAATTAGTTATGTTGTAATTTAATTTATAGTTATATTTGCAATATGAAACGAGCATATAAATATAGACTTAATCCTACTCCTGAGCAGATTGTTTTCTTCAACAAATCTTTCGGGTGTTGTAGGTTTGTATATAACTATATGCTCGGCAAACGTATAGAAGCGTATCAGCGTGACAAGACGAAGATAGGATGGGTTGAACTGGCTAAGATGCTTACAGAACTTAAAAAGGAAAATGGGAAGGAATGGCTTTCGGAAGTATCAAACGAGTGCCTGCAACAATCCATAAGAAATATGGACAGCGCGTTCGTGAAGTTCTTCCGTGAAAAGGCAGGCTTCCCAAATTTCAAGGCGAAGCATTACAGCCGACAGTCATACAAAGCTATAAATTCGGTGTCTGTTAACCTTGACAACAACAAGGTAAGACTTCCAAAGATTGGATGGGTTAAATTCTTTCCGAACAGAAAGTTTGACGGTAAAGTATGTTCTGTCACGGTAATCAAGACACCAACAGGTAAATATTTCATTTCTGTCCTTGTTGACGATGGAAAGGAAATACCTGTAAAGCCTGCTGTTAGATATGATACGTCTATCGGTATAGATGTAGGTATAAAGGATTTTGCAGTATGTTCAAACGGTGATGTGTATGCCAATCCCAAATATCTTGAGAAATCGGAAGCAAGACTAAAGGTGTTGCAAAGAAGATTCTCAAAGACAAAGAAAGGCTCCAACCGAAGAGAACGGGCAAGAAAAATCCTGGCAAGACAGTATGAGAAGGTTTCCAACCAACGCAACAATTTCCTGCATCAAGTCACATCAAAGATTGTCCGTGAAAACCAAACGATAATCATTGAGGATTTGAATGTAAAGGGTATGTTGAAAAACCACCATCTTGCAAAATCCATATCATCCGTTTCATGGAGCGAGTTTTTCCGACAGCTTGAATACAAGTGCGAATGGTATGGACGCAACCTTATACGTATCGGACGTTTTGAAGCAAGTTCCAAGACATGTATATGCGGATACGTTAATAGTGAATTGAAACTAAGTGACCGTGAATGGGTTTGCCCGAAATGCGGAAGGCACAATGATCGTGACATTCTCGCTTCGGTGAACATCAAACGGTTCGGATTAATATCACCCTTGGTAGAAGGGGTTGAGGACGTGGAGTGGTCGGCAGTAGTCGGGACAGTGAAGCGTCAATATGTATGTGTATGAATGTATATAATTACCTCAAGCTAAGGGATTACCAGGAGGTGGGAATAACCCGTCTGAGAAATGCCCTGACTAATCATAAGCACGTCATATTCTCTGCCTGTGTAAGTTACGGCAAAACGGTCATAATGAGTTTTATGGCTAAAGGTGCTGTTGAAAAGGGGAATAAGGTGCTTATCGTATCCCACAGATCTGAACTTATGACACAGACAGGGGGAACGTTGGAAAGAGTTGGCATACAGGCTGAATATATCTCTCCTAAGCACAGGAACATACCCAAAGGTCTAGTAGTATCCGCAATGGCTCAAACTCTCCGTAGAAGGCTAGAAAAGCCCGAATGGGTTGAATGGGTTAAGAGTGTATCTCTCTGCCTAATAGACGAAGGGCACACCTCTGATGCGGACTTTCTCTTTGAATCTGGTTTGCTTGATGATAAGTATGTAGTAGGTCTTACAGGAACCCCGATGAGAAGTGGAAACCAAAGGCAGCTTGGCATGAACTATGAAGAGATTGTAGAAACCGCCCAGATACAGGATATGATGGACCGGGGAAACATAACCAAGTTGAGAACGTTTACGGTTGATGCGCCCGACTTGTCTAAGGTTAATACCGATTATCGCACAGGTGATTTCGATAGCAGGCAGATGGGTGCGGTGTTCAACAAGTCTGTACAGTACAAGGGGGTGATTGAAAACTATATGCGTATCTGCCCGATGAAAAAAGCAATCTGTTTTGATGCCACACAGGCAAATGCGATAAGGATGTGCGCTGAATTTAATGAAGCTGGCATTCCCGCAAAATTCCTCATATCAGGTATAGATAAGAATAAGCCGGATGAGTTAGCATTATATGAAAGATACAAGCATCTTACAGGAAACAGGGAACAGCTTATCAAGGATTTCCATGACGATAAATTCACCGTTATATGCAACAGTGGTATCTTATCTACGGGATACGATGAAACAAGTATAGAGGTTTGCATATTAAACCGTGCTACACAATCCGTTCAGTTTTATATCCAGGCAACTGGCAGGGCTATACGGCTTCACCCAAATAAGACAGAAGCATTTCTCCTAGACTTCGGTGGTAACATATCACGGCTAGGCAAGTTTGAGAAAGAACGTAAATGGGCTTTATGGCATAACAAGGGGAAATGTGAAGGGATACAGGGAGTAAAGGAATGTAAACAGTGTGGTAAATATATTGCCATAACCGCTTCGGAATGCCCTTTCTGCGGATATGTATATCCTACCGAAAAGGAAATAAGGATGGCGGAACTGCAAGAACTGGTAGGAGATTTAAAGTTCGAGCAAATGACACCTACGCAATTTTTCCAATATGCGGAACTTAAAGGATATAATGTTTACTGGGCGATCCGGCAGTTGTATATCAGAAATACGGAATCTGATTTTCGTAAAGCCATGAAAGAATGCGGATATTCTAGCAAATTTATATGGGGGTATATTCAGAGAAACAAAAAATAACATTTAATTATGGGAAAAAATTTACTTAACAGCGATGGTAAAATTGCCTTGTTTCACGAAACGATAAGGCTTGACTTTAATCTGCCCAAATACTCCGTTATAGAGCAGAAAGATCCTAATCCAAGTGTAATGTCTTACGATTTCCTAAAACAATACATGGAAAGCAATGACAAGGAAGGAGTGGCGGAATTTAATCTTACCGTTTCACCGACAATGCTTGATTCTGTAAAAACAAACCAGGAGCACAAGCAAGTAAGAACCTCTCTTCTTGGCATAAACCATAAGGAAAACTCATGGTTTAAAAAGATTAAGGACTATGTAGACGAATACAGAAGATCCAAGTTTGATGTGATACATTTCTTCTCTGAGGTGAAGATACAGACAGAAAACGAGATGAAGCAATACAGGGATAGGATAAAAGACTATATACTGATGCTAGGTTATGCTGAAAGATCAGGTCAATATGCCTTGAAAGAAAAACTGTTCCGAAACATGGTGATATGCAAATACGAAAGCATATTGTTCAGCAAAGGATTATACAAGGCTATATCAGAGGAAAATCTTATGAAGTTTGCAAAAGGATGTCCGAAAAATCTATGCCTTGATTATATTTCTGACTATACTAGAATCATACCATTTGACATAATTAGGAAAAAGACTGACATAGACAAATATGAAATATTCGACAACTATGTTATCCTCCATTATGACTTTGATAATAACGGAACAGATTTACCGTCTGACAAGAAAAAAGAAGAGATGAAAAAAAGAAAAGACCCTATTCTGTTTGGTGTTATTGCAGGAAGCAACAAACTATACTTCATCGGTGACTGGATTGACGAGTATTGCGATTTGCGGTTCGATGATGTAGTAAAACAATGCACGGACGATTTCTTGTCAGAAAACATTTCTTTGGATGATCTTACAAAATAGCAACACAAAGCCTTGCAGGAACGGAGAGTGTTGCTGCTGTCGCTGCAAGCATAGATATACGGTTATTGTGGACGGTTTGTTTGTTGGATATGTCTGCTATATTCCTTGGTTTGAAAAAAACGTTGCCATGAAGATAAGAAACAGCGGACATGATATGTGTGAAGGATTTGAGATGGTTGATAACAAACTTTAACCTTTTATTCTTCTCACATATCCCATTTCGTGATACCTTTGCCAAATACAATTTTTTTTTATCATGGCTGAGGAGAAACGATCTGCGGAAGAAAAGAAAATGCAGAAAGATATAGTAGTTAGTTACAGGAACGAGAAAGAAGGTAAAGGATGCAGGGGATTGCTTGTGGCATTTTTTTCCGAACTTCTCCATCCTGCTGTAAGTGGTAACAAGTCGGCTGAATTTCGTGCTCTAGGAGCAAAGAAAAGTATGCCGGACCTTGCTTATATACATGACGGTAAGATATATGGCATAGAACTTAAAATGCCTGACAGTAACCATGACCGTAATCATATAATAGAACAAGCTGATGTGATGGCTACATATTTCTTTAGAGGATATTTCGTATGGTCTAAGGAAATGTTGTGGAATATACTTGACGCTATCGAGCGTGGTCAGCCGGGGATGTCAAATACACTACAGATAAAAGATTATTGTATGCGTAACAGCACTACAAAGGTAAGTTTTGAAAAAATAATTAAAGAGCTGTTTCAATGAAAGTTATATATAACAAAATAATTCCATTCAAGGGGTACAAGTGTATAAATTTGTTTGGGGTTCTTTTCGTAAGAAAAGGATGTACGATGCGTGAAAGCGATTACAATCACGAAGCGATTCATACAAAACAAATGAAAGAGCTTTTGTATGTTCCGTTTTACATTTTGTATCTTTTGGAATGGCTGTACAGGCTTACACAAAAAGGTAATGCGTATAGGAATATATCGTTTGAGAAGGAAGCCTATGATAACGAGAACGACATGGATTACCTTGATAAAAGAGAACATTTTTCTTGGATTGAATACATTTGAATTTTACATTTATGAATAAGATAGTTTTTGATAGAAAAGTTTTATATTCAACGTTAAACTCAGCCAAAGCCTGCCTTTCCGATACAGGCTTGACGATACTTAAATGTTTTCGTTTTAAATATATAGCATCAGAGAATGCGATAGAGGTTACTTCATACAACAACCTCAATGAGATGCGTTTGATTATTCCCGTTATTGATTCAGACTGCAATGACGGGCAGGAGTTTGCAGTAGACGGAATAAGACTTGTAAAGCTGCTCAAAACAGTAAAGGATTCCATTGTTACGGTAAAGATATATGATAAGGATATAATATTCTCTTACAATGGCAGTGAAGCGTCTTTCTTTGCGGAAGATGTAGAATCTTATCCTGATATTAAAATGGGTAAGCGTGGTACCGGGATAAGGGTCAACTTGAACAGGAATGATCTGTATAGAGCATTAAAAAGGAACATAGGATTTAATGATATCAGTGACGTTGTGACCAGCCTTAGTGGAGTGGGGATAAATTTTATTTGTTCCAATAATTGCATTGATATATGTTCGTCCGATAAGATTGTATTTGTAAGAGATGTTATAGAATGTCAGCCGGATATATCAAAGGACTTGTGCATAAATGTAATGCCTACTTCGGTAAAGGAAGCGTTATCTTTTCTTGAAATGTTGTCAGAAGAAAATGTAACTGTTTCTGTATCTGATGATGAAAGAGTGATGTCTATATATTATGGGGATTTCGGTTCTGTCTTTAATTGTACGCTGATGGAGGTTAAGTTTGTAAACTACACACCATTGGTAAACAATATAAAATCAAACTTTAATTACTTTATTAAAGCAAGAACTAGCGACTTGATAGATTCCCTTTCAAGAATAAAGGTAATGTCAGATGTGTATAACATATCACATTTTGTTTGCAGGGAGGGAGATAATAAAATGGATATAACATACACAAATGATGCAGGGTATAAAATATCGGAAAATGTCGGAATTGAAGGATATTGTCAAGGGAGTTTGGATTGCAATCTGAATATCGAAAAGATGATTAACGCATTGAAAGTGTTCCCTGGGGATTATGTCACATTGGCATATACCAATCCTGAGAATAATGCTCCTATATGTATCATTAATGAAGAGGGTAATTATAAATTAATGGGCGTAGTAAACATTTTTAAGAGTTGATAACTATTGTTTAACCTATCGAATATACCGTTTTATTATTTTTGCAACAAAAATATATAACTTATGGAAAACGAAGAAAGAACAATTCAGATTCTCGCTGAAACAATAGATAGGTTAAACAAGACGATAGAATCACAGAACAGGCTGATTGAGGATTTAAAAAACAGACTTGAAACAATTCAGAACGAATATAGCCCTTCAATTATGACTGTAGGCGTATTGATAGAAAAGTTGAATAATACAAAGACAAGAAGTGGAAAGGTAAGATTTGAAGCATTATCCAAACATATAATGCCATATCTTACCAATCAGCTTTATGACGAGTATGATTTTAATGATGCCATTCCTACGTTCAAGGAAGTTCCGTCCGTTGAAAAGCCTGTCAATCGTGACATGATAGATGATATGATCAATGTTATAAAATCAAAGAGAAAGATAAGCGAATCATCCCAAAAGGCATATCTTTTAATGCTTAAAAGAATATTGTCCGAATCAAAAGAGATGAGCAAATATATCAATGATTATATTATCTCACTGAACGTAAAATCTCCTTCAAATATATCTCTTACGGATGAAGAAATAGAATTATTCTGGAATGTCGAGCCGTTTAACGTTACAGAAAAAATAGTAAAGAAATTGTTTCTGATTCAATGCTATACTGCCATGAGATATTCCGATATTTTCAGATTGAAAGATTCTATGATGGAAGGAAATGTTATTTCGTATATATCAAAAAAGACAGGTAAGAACGTTGAGGTTCCCGTACCTTCCAAGATTATAGAAATGATAAAAGAGGTTAGATCGTTCGATAAATACAACATAGAATCTTCCTTAAAGACTACTATGAATGAAGTTCTACCAACCCTTGGATGTAGAGCAGGTATAAACAAGCAGGTATTTGTAAGACGGGCAAATGTACTCATGAAAGGGCCGAAGTACCAGTTCATCAAAACACATACAGGACGTAGAACAGCTATTACCAGATGGGCTAATATGGGAATACCAGAAGGAGAACTGAAATCTATGGCTGGTCATTCTGATATAAGAACCACGAACAGATATATTACTGCAAGCGTATCAAATAAAACCAAAAATATTTTAACTTATGGAAATTTTGGAGAATGTGCTGTCGATTGATAAAATGAAACACCTACAAGAACTTGGGGTAAATACAGGTAACGCATCAATGACTTGGATGTTATATCCTTATGAGGAAGGGAAACAACCACAATTATCTTTACGAGAGTGGAAAACTTTCAAGGAACCGTTCAGAAAAGAACATTGTATTCCTGCATTTACTTTGCTTGACATCTTGGGACTGTTACCAAAAGAGATAAAAACAGGAACAGATACTTATTGGATTACAATGTATTTTAGTGACAATTGTTGGCATATATGTTATTCCATGTCTGACGAATTTGATTATTATCAAGAATTTTTATCCTACTCATTAATTGACGCATCTTATGAAATGCTATGTTGGTGCGTAGAGGAAAGATTAATACCATAAAGATAAAACGGAATTAATTCAAAACAAAGAAAATATGAAAGAATCAGAATATTGTATTGGTGATTTCCTATATGGAATCCCATCAAGTAAAGAATCAGAAATGTATAATCCGACAGATAAAAGAGTTTTCATTTATAACGGGTGTATGACAGGTGACGGTTATGGTATTCTTGTGGGATGGAATGATGGTGAAATTAAAAAGAGTACAGGGTTTAGAAATTTCATGTGGGGAGGTAATGTGCGAAAAGCAACCGAACAAGAAAAGCATGATTTTATGGATAAATTAATGAATCAAGAAACAATTAATCCATATTGATATGAAAAAGTATATTGGAACAAAACAAATGAGGAATGAGTAAAACAACAATTTATTATCTATTCCTAGTAGCAATGTATATGCTGCTAGGGTAGATGGAAAGGAGAAATATGGATAAAGATAAATTCAACAAAGCAATAGAAATCAACAATAAAATAGAGGAATACAAAGATCATAAGATGGCACTTGAAAATTCTAACATAAAATATGGTGGTGGATTGATATTTACATACAACAGAATACACAATGATGTACCATTAAAGGAAGAAATTTTTGGTAAGAATTTCCTTCAGTGCTATATGTATGCTTTGGATAGTAAGATAAAAGAATTACAAAAAGAGTTTGACGAATTATGAAAAAAGATATGAAACAGACAGTAGAAGAAGCGGCAAAAAAATATTCCAATGATTGCAGAAACAGGCAGCTTCATTGTGAACCGTACTGCATTGTTGACTTTATTGCTGGTGCACAATGGCAGTCGAAGCAATCACCGTGGATAAGCGTTAAGGAACGGTTGCCGGAACCAAACAAGCTTGTCCTTTGCAGAATGGTATCAAATGGAGCGATTGTTAGTGGCTATATCGTTGTTTCATCCGGGAGATCGCCATACGTTGCGACAGACGGAGGATTTGAATTTGAGGATTGGAACGACTACGAGTGTGACATGTGGATGTACATCCCGTCTTTTGACGAGATACTCGAAGCCAACAGGGATGTACTGGAACGGATTAAAGAGAAAGGAGACTAATATGGAAATAAATAGCGGAATAATAATAGATGGTGTGTTGTATGAACCATCAGAAGGATTTTGTAATGAATGTTCCTTGTCCCGGGAATGCTGTAATATTTTAGATGAGACCTATTGTTCCATGTTAGATTTGGGGACAGGTCAGTGTTTTATCAGTCGTGGGAAAGTAACGGATATTAAGATAGATAAGGAGGAATAATTATGGGATTTACAACACCGTGTTTTATACGCAAAAATACACAGGAACTTCGGAGAGGGCTGGAAGAATTGGGGTATTCACATGGTAAGCCTAAATATTATGCAGATGATGATAATAAGTATGATTTTATTATGTGTCATAATGGAATATTCTTTTTACTATCCCAAAAGAATCATGTGATAAGAAATGGGCATCCTTTGAAAAAATATGGAAGTGTTGATTGCGGAACGAATGAAGAACTATTCCTGGCTATCGCTGCATTGAGGGATGATAGTAACTACATGCAGTGGTTTATAACAGATTCCATTCTTAGCGTTTCTTATAGCGATTCTATTGGTAACGATCATTATTTCACAGAGCCCAAAGGCATTATGTTCTTTTGGGATGAAAATTGGGATAATGCAACCATTATTTCAGGACGTTATCACAAGGCTACTGTAAACGAATTGATTGAACATTTTAAAATAAAGGAGAATAATGAAAGCAAAGTATTTTAAAAAGATAAGAAGCCAAGTAAAGTGGTATAAGGTATCATACAGAGATAATTTACTTTTTAGTTTTAGCGATGAGAAAGAAATATTGGCTAAATCTCCTGAAAATGCTTGTGTCAGATACCATAAACGTACTGGATGTTTTGTTAACAAATATAATCCCAATTATATTACACAATATAGTGAATCTCTTTCAAGGTTCAAGGTATGTATAGGTAAGAAAGTAATGTATTTCGATTAAATATGAAATCAACAGGAGTTTTGGTAGATGTAACTCCCAAAGTAAATATCAACTCTCAACATAGCAAAGATTATTTATATGTATGTGATAACATGGTTTACAGAGAATGCGAACTTGATTTTTCAGCTATTGACTGGGAACAGAGGCGATATGAACTAGCGAAAGCTGCCATGCAAGGATTTTGCAGCAATTCACATGAACAGGTAATGAATGCTAGTTTAAATATGACAGTAGAATGGAGCCTTGGTTTCGCTGATGCGCTAATAAAGAAATTGAAAGGAGAATAAAATTATGACCGAAGAACTTGTAACATTAGAAACAGCAAAGATGCTGAAAGAGAAAGGATTTAATGAGTATTGCAAAGATATTATTAATCATAAGGGTATAATGATGGAAACCATATTTAGAACTAGTAAGGATTTACCTAAATTATTTTATTCTTGCCCTACTCAATCCGTTGCCCAGAAGTGGTTACGTGAAACCAAAAATATTCATATATGTGTATATAACTGTGCTTGTGGCTATGGATACGAAATATCTAAAGCTGACAATGGAACTCATATAACCAGTTCTGTTTATGAAGGACCTAATGATGGTGGTAAATGGGATGTCTACGAAGACGCACTTGAAGCAGGATTACAGGAAGCATTAAAATTGATATAAAAATGAAAAGAATAATTACTGTCCAAGACATGATTGACGAACTAATGTTAGTTGTCAATAAGGATGCTGAAATAAATATCGTAATGAATACAGGAGATTATCAAACTGAATACATTCCTGATCTATATGATTTTTCTGTCATTGATTTTACTGATGTACATCCTGATGATGGAAACTCGGAAAATAAAGTGGTAATAGAAATGTTTCGTTAAAAGAGAAATAAATAACACTCAAAACATAAAAGAAATGAATACAACTTTTGAAAGATCGTCTAATAGTACCGATGAATGGTACACACCGAAAGAAATTATAGACGCATTGGGTGAATTTGACCTTGATCCATGTGCTCCCATGCACCCTCTTTGGCCTACTGCAAAAATCATGTACAACAAGCAGGACAATGGTCTTATACAAAATTGGGGAGGGCGAATTTGGCTTAACCCTCCGTACTCCAAACCGCTTATGTGGCAGTTTGTAGAGAAATTGGCAGAACACGGCAACGGTATAGCACTACTTTTTAACCGATGTGACAGCAATAAGTTTCAAGACATCATCTTCAAGAAAGCAACCGGTATGATGTTTTTGAGGAATCGAATAAAATTCTTCCGTCCAGACGGAACTCGTGGGGATTCTCCTGGCTGTGGCAGTATTCTCATCGCTTTTGGTGAGGATAATGCAGAAATATTGAGAACCTGCGATATTGCAGGAAAGTACGTTAGAATCAATTAGAATGACAAAAAATGAATAAGGAAGAATTTTTAAGCAAAAGATACGCCATTGATTTAAAGCTAAAAGAATTGAATGGAGAAAAGGAACAGTTGGAAAAGGAATACATTGAATCCAACCAAGTATTCCCTATTGGAAGCAAAGTCTGTATAACGGTCATGACTCATGAAAGGATATTAGTTCCCGAAGCGAAGAAGTTAGCCTATATTGCAGATTATGATATTGATGATAACGGAGAGGTTGTACCCTCTTTAAGACAGTTGGATTGCAATGGGGGCATGTCAGCAATACCTTTATTTGTTAATTTAAAGAAGGCTATAATTAAATTGGTATGAAAGAAATAATAGATGAACAAATGGTTATGGATGAAAAAGAACAATTAGCCATTACTATAATACAAAAATTCAGTAAGATAGCTAAAACAATGGGGTTGGAAGTACATTTGGGTTTTTCGGGAGGAAAAGATAGTCAGGTATGTTATGACCTTTGTAAACGTGCCGGGATACCGTTCAAAGCCTTTTTCAACCATGCCTTTGAAAGTAATATTACATTAAGGTTCATAAAAGAAAACTATCCCGATGTAATATGGAGGCGTGATTATAAATTCGGGTTTATACAAAATATATGGAAAAACCACAGGCATTAAGGAACAAATGGACACTTGATAAATAAGTTATAACAAAATGTTATAATTATATATTTTCTGATTGTGTCAAATCAAATTTATAAAGTTATATAACATAATATTACATTCTATCTTTTCTTTGTATTTATTTGCATATTTAACTTTTTATCGTTATATTGCAAAAGAATCAAAGAAAAGGAGGCTGTATGAAAAAGTCAATGAATTTTCTAGAGTTTATACAGATTGTAAAGGATGAAAATGCTTGTTATGATCTGTACGAACAATGGAAATGGGGTGACAAAGTTGTTTCTCCATTTGATCCCACCTCCAAGGTTTATAAGTGTAAGAACCATAAGTATAAATGCAAGAATACAAACAGGTATTTCACAGTAAAAACAGGAACGTGTTTTGCAAATAGTAAGATTCCTTTTACTAAATGGTTCTATGTTATGTGGTTATTTTCTCAAGGGAAAAGAGGCATATCTTCCTATCAGGTATCTAGAGATATTGATGTTTCTCAAAAGACCGCATGGCGTATGTTACATAAGATACGTAAGGCTATGACAGGAGAAAACGACTACTATCTTGAAGGAGAAGTTGAGATTGATGAATCATTTGCAGGTGGAAAAAATGCAAACCGACATAAGGATAAAAAAGTGGAGAGATGCCAGGGGAGAAGTTTTAAAGACAAAGTTCCTGTTTTTGGACTAATAGGCAGAAATGGGGATTTGGTTGCCAAAGTAGTAAGCGGAACAGGTTCATCCAAGCTGCTTCCAATTATAAGAAAGTATGTTGAAGAAGGAAGTACAATATATACTGATGGATGGGATTATGGCGAAGTATCCGAAATGTACAACCAAATATCTGTAGATCACGGGCATAAATATTATGGTATTACTTATTACAATGATAATAAAGAAACGGTGATGATTACTACCAATACGATAGAAAACGCTTGGTCTGTTTTCAAGAGGATATACGCCACATATTATCATATAAGCAAGAAATATATGCAACGCTATGTAGATGAATTTGTCTTTAGATTTAATACCAGAAAACTTAGCGATTCTGACAGATTTAGATTACTTTTGCAATACTTAGATATAGGAGATTACAGATATGCAGGATGATAAGAAAGAAAAGCCAAAGGACGAAAAGAAAAAGAAGAATAAATACATCGTAAAAGATGGAGATGGGAACATCATGGATGTGGAAGTTCCTGAATCATGGATAAAGATTCTGGAAGCAATGAATAAGGGGGAAAAGAAAAAATGAATACCTTTTCTAAAGGAATATTATAGTAATATAGAATATGCCCTAAAGTTTTTAGGTAAAATAAAAAAGGCACTGAGTTTTCAATGCCTTATCTATATTATAAACTATTTATTTCTTCTTTTTAATATTGATGGATATTTCTTTAACAACAATGAAAAACGAGTGAAGTAAAAATGAAGATAATAACACTGCAATAGATGAAGATATATAAATCCATCCATATCCATTAGAACTGTATGAATTTAATTCTACAATTCCTGTAATAAGAAGTGCGATAGATCCTAAGATATTAATGAATAATATAAACCCAGATATAATTGATAATCTGTTTTCGTATTTAAACTGTCCATCTTCTGATGGGATGTTGTTAGGTGATACGTTGTTTTCCATACTTACATGTTTTTTTCTAGTGTTAACTGCTATTACAAATGCAGTTACAAAAATTATTAATATTACAATTAATTCCATTGTTTAATTATTTTCCCCATTCATTTATTAATTTAATTTCTTCAACAGGATGATCTGGAACTTTCCTACCAACAAATGAAACTAAAGAATTAGCAGCTACTTTTATAGAAGATGTAAAATCCGCATTTTTATCTTTTTTTGAAGCTACATTAAAGGCTCTCGCTGCCAGCATTATTATTTTAGGGTTAACCTTCAAATCAACTAGAGCATCATGTATTCCATCTTCTTTTATCATATATATATACTCGTAGTCAGTAATAGAGTATCCACCAAACTCATTTTGCGCTCTCATTGTGAATTTGGCTACATACAAAGAATCAAATTCAAACTCTTTTTCAAATTTTGATATACTGACAGAACTAGGATTATTGGCAAGCTCTTTAATTGTTGCCATCATTTGTCGTTTAGCTTTTGATTCTAGATTTTCTACTATTGTTTTCTCTTCTTGTTTGTTTTCTATTTTATTGTTTGAAGGAGATGAACAACTACTTACTAGAATAGCAGGAATTAACAATAACCACTTCATAATTTAATAGATTTATAATTTTGCAACAAAAATATAAATAATAAATTCCAAGCATACTCAATCTAAGTTATATTTATGTAATATTAACTACTAATCATTGATATGTAAATTTGTATTTTTATATTTGCGGTGACAAAATGGATAAACAATGTTAATGACTTTAATAATTGTCGATAAAATTTTGTTAGACATTTATAACCAATTAAACGATAACCAATAAGGAATATAATCCTCACATGAAATTTTGAAATAGAAGTCTTTGATATTTTATACTATATTTGGACTATATCAAAGGCAATCAATCTTTTGTGCTATTAAACATTAAAAAAAACATCTATGAATCTATCTTTTATAGATATAAAATTGTTATTTTTGCAGACGAAAAAGCACTTTAAACTAGTAACATATTGATATTTAGAATATTATATTAAATCCTATGTTTTCGTTTACGCAGGACTATTTTTATTTATAAAAAACGGAGATATGAAAGAATTAAATTTAAACAATCTTCTTGATTACAAGGAGGCTGTTGAGTATTTTGCAAACAATAAAATTGATAATGTTTTATCCAATAGTGGTAATGAACATGCTATTGTTATTTTTGATAACATATTCAAAACCGCAGAAAGAAATATTTGTTTGTATGCACAAGATATATTTTCTAATCAAGATGTTGTTACAGTTTCTCCGTCATATATAGAATCATTACAAAAATTTTTGAGCAAAGAAGGAACAAATCTACGTATTGTATTAAAAGATTATGATGAAATTAATTCTTGTAATTGTCTAAGAGATATACTAAAACAATATTATTCAAAAATAGAGTTGAGAAAAAATAGAAAAGGAGAAGTAAAGATTGGAGAAAACAGTGTGCATTTTTGCATAGCAGATGGAAGAATGTATCGAGTTGAATATGATACAAATACAAGAAAAGCAAGGTGTAATTTTAATGATAAGAATGCAGTAAGTAAGTATCAAACAGTGTTTAATCAACTTTTTGAAGCATCTACGCCAACTTATTTGTGATATGTTACATTCTTTTTGTGAATTTTCAGCAGTAATACAACTTGCAGCAACATTTAATTTGGGATGTATTGCTCTCTCTGGTCAAAAGAGTTTTGCACGTTCATTAGCCAACTATTTTTTTCGTGTAGAAAATTACATGAATGTGGAATTTAGAAGAATAAAGGAACTTATATCTACTGATAAAAGTTCCTTTGAAAATATGATTCCTCAAACTATACAAGGAAAAAATTATGAAGAAGAAATAAAATACTTGAAAAAGGAATTTGATAATCTTGAAGCAGAAACGAATCAGGTTTTGGATTATATTAATAAAGAGATAGATGTAAATTACACTCCTAAATATTTGGATAGTATTTGCATCATTCTTGGATTATACAGTCTGTTTGAGCTAATAATGTCTGTTTTTATAAAAATTGGAAAGGAAGATTATATTTTGTCTTTTTGTACTTTGAATATTATAACGATATTATTTGTAACAATATGTGTTATTGCAGAAGGAATAAACTATTTTTTATTCTTTTCGAGAAGATCACCAATGGTTTTAAATTTTTATATGCAAGGAAAAAATGCTGTTTTCATATCTGTTTTTTCGTTATTTTTCGCATGGATATTCCCATGTATAAATCAACTATTTTGCCCTCAAATATATTATACAGATAACATAGGACGTTTTCATTTTTACATTGGACTATTATTACCTTTTGCAGGATTTTTCATTTATTGGATATATATACAAGTCCTTTCAAGAAGAGCTAAAAATTTTATACAGGAAAAATTCTCTCCTTCTATGAGAAAATTTCAAGGACTACACGATCGAAGAAATGAAATAGATACAATACTTACAGAATTTTCTATTAATAATATTCAATTTGAGAATAATGAATAATAAGTGAGTTAAACTCTCAGTGTTGTTTGTTGTTATTTCGGTTTTTCTAGTTATCTTAGCAACTTGAAATATGGAACAAGTATAACCATTTGTTATAACGATTTGTAATGGTGTCTATTTGTTCCTTAATACCATACAAAAAACAATCATAAAGATAATCTTCGATGGTGTACGCGTAAAGTAAATCAAAATAATCCACTATCTTTAATAAAAATGTCTAAATCACATAAAGAAAGATGCAAGAAGGGACAAATGTATGTTCGCCCCATTGTTAGAATACCATTAACGGGTAATGATATCAAAATTTATAGTTCCATCAAAAATGCAGAATGTGATGGATTCTTACATCAAAGCATTTCTAAATGTTGTTTGAATCAGATGAATAAACATAGAGGATATAAATGGATGTACCTATCCGATTACGAAGCCCAATTCAATAAGTCAAAGAACTCTTAACTAAACTTTAGCAATTGCAACCACAGTTGTCACCAGCAGCATAACCTGCACCAAAACCAGCCATGAACGGATAACCATATCCACAACCGCAATTTGGATTAGGCACTATATAGGATGGAACCGGGCACGGAGCCTTAAGTTGGCCAACTATATTTGCAGTCTGGGCCTGTTGAGAAGCAGCCAGAGCCAAATTGCTGTTTTCCTGACGTAACTGCTGAATTTCACGTTGCATTTCTCTCTTTTCTAACTCGCAGAATCCACTTTGGATGATTTGAGTTTGAGCGTCTATCTTACTTGACAAGATGTTAAACTGAGTGTTTGTGTTGCTTGTCAAAGTATTGGTCTGCTCTACAGTAGCCAAACGGCTATCACATCCTTGGCGTTCAATAGCTGTACGGATATCGCAGCAGCAAGAAGCAAGCTGAGAACCGATAGCTGCACTATTTGACTGAATTGAGTTGATGATCTGTTGAGAGGAAAGACCTACCTGATTACCAACTTGCTGAATCTGTCCTTGAATTTGGCAGATAGCATTCTGCAACTGTTGAGTAGAGCAGTTCAAAGAACTAGCCAACTGATTGATAGCTGTTCCGTTTCCTTGAATAGCGTTCATCAACAATTCACGTCCTGCTTCATTGTTCAATTGAGCAGGGATTCCGTTTGCTCCATTGCCAAACCCGTTACCGAATCCGTTACCACCCCACAGGAAGAAGAGCAGGATAATCCAGATCCAATAACAACCAGCACCACCCCAAGCGTCTTGATTTTTGTTTCCATTCATCAAGGCAGCTACAAGATTGGGGTCTAATCCTTTATTCTGCAACAGTGCAGGAATCATTGACATAATACCTGCGCTTTCTCCAGCGGCAGGATTGTCGAACATAAAAATTTTGTCTGAACCCATAATATTGTAATTTAATGTGTGTGTATTATAACTCCCGTAAAGACTGTGCACTCATCTTTACGAGTGTAAATTTACAACATGGATTTCCTAAACAAAAATAAAAATTTCGCAGTATAATCTATTGTGTTTCAGATAGTTTAAACTTGTTAAAATAAGTTATTTGCTTGTTTATGGATGTTTATATCTTTATATTTGTACAACGATTAAAAAAATAGAGGAATTTGTATGAAAGAATTAAAAAAATGGAATAATAATCCAATAAAGATTACGTATTTAATACCTAGTGGAAACAAGTACGCTTATATAAAATTAGGTGACACTGTTGATCTGATGAACGGAACATATAAAATAACCGCTTTGGATAATGAAGAAAACATTTTCCAAGCGGTTAATATGGAGAATAAAGATGATTGTGTTACAATGTATGCGTATGAGGTTGTCTAGTTTTTAGTCTTGTATTTGCCCCTTGACTTCTTTGGACGTATAAGCCCGTTGTTTTTAAGAGCATCCAATGTTTCTTTCAAATAAACGGGTTTTGTCATTCCTTGTACTCTCACGGGAGATAATAACGGTTGTACGGGATGAAATTTAGTACCTTTGTATGTAAGCCTTGCAAACTCGGTATCACTCACATCAAGATACTTTATGGCATTTTCTCTATCAAAATAAGACGGTATGATAGTTGATTTGTTTATTGCGTCAGTAAGGAAATTGAACTGTTCCGCATCAACATTCGAGTTTCCGCTTTTCAATGCTAGAGATATCCCGTCAAGTAAGGAAGCTAATATAGTGTTATAATTCATGCCCATGTCCTACTCAATAGATGATATGTTTGCTGTTCCCGTAACACTCACCTTGCTTCCTGGTGTGACTGAAAAATATTCCACCGTTCCTGCCGGGAGAAGCATTCCTGTTGGTGATATTCTGCTTGATCTGCTTTTCGTTTCCTGTACCAATGAGATACGGCATCCATCCGATGTCGCTACTCTTATAAGGTTTGACAATGCTGTGTATTCCTTGTCGGTTACATCTTCCGATGCTGATATTCTTGCAGCTACGATACCTTTTAACGCTTCATCCTTTGAAGCGTTTTTGGTGGAGAAATACCCACCTATCTGTTGTTTATCATTGTTTTCCATATCCTTTCAAGTAAGATTGTTTCACACTTTCGGCAAACTCGTTCAGCTTTACATAATCCGGGTCAAGTTTGTTTAAAATACCTTTTCTGAGAGCCGCTTCTTCCTCACCGTTGGGAAATTCATCCTTTATGGCGGCATCTACCGTTTTGTCGTATGATACAGGGTTCTTTACACGCTGTACATCGGCTTTCCACTTTTTGACGAACTTTTCCTGTACAATATTTCCCATATCGTCCGTTTCGGGTTCGTCAACTTGTTCAATGTTTAAATGAACATTGCTATATCCAGTGCCTAAATCAAAGATAAAGGCAGGCTTCTCGTCAAAAATCAAACCTCTTTCCATATTGTTGTATTTCGTTTATTTTTTGAATATTCCTTAGAGCATGACTTACACATCCATGACCTGCCATGCCCTTTTATTAAATAAAAATCATCAATAGGAAGTTCCCTACCACAAACTTTACAATATTTTATACTCCTATCTTTTACAGTTGGCAATATTCCGTGTAACTCCCAGTTATTTAGTGCTTCTATATAAGCATTGCTAGCTTGTTCTGCTGTCGGGAAAACCCCTAAATAATATCTTGTACGGTTAATAGAAATACATGAACCGTACTTATTTATGTTTTTGTAATACTTAACGCCTCTTCCGTATTTGTTAGTCATGCTTCTTGCAGTATTTTCTCTTGTGTGTATCTGCCTTAAATTAGATAAGGTATTATTTGTTTTATTTCCGTCTATGTGGTCTATAACCAATTCATTATTCCTTTTATTAAAGGAATTAAAAACAATGGTGTGTACTCTATATGTATGTTTCTCTCCATTTTTATTTAAGACTACACTCATATATCCACTTTTTTCAAGATGCGGTTTCAGCTTGACACCTCTTTTTAAAGAAAAAATATCGCCTTCATCTGTAACACAGTAAAGACCTTCATAATTTACTACATTTACTATATTCATATTGTTCTTATTTTTAATGCAAATATAGCAAAATTATTCGTATTGCCATAATAAAACTAACCGCCTTTGACAGACTTATTTAACTTTGCTGACGCATTTGGTTAGATTTTTATTATGCAAACTTAAACATAATTAATATATTTTGCAAGTTTTGGGAGGGGGATTTTTCACTTTGTGAAAAATTAGGCTTGGGTTATTGAACAACGAAAGCCGCCACCGAGGTCCGTTGCCGCATCCGAAGGGGCAAGGTCCGCAAGACCAGCCCGCAGAGAACAAGAGGCGTAGTACGACCGACCACCACAGTAAACACCACGCCTTCCAATCTTACCCGAACCTGCATTTCCCGTAAACCAGTTGTAATGGCATTCCCCCGTGTGAAGATTACTTCCCTTGACCTCTCCAATGAGCGAGTTCTCAAAGTTCTTCGTTATGTATCCTTCACCTCTAGCCATAGAACCGACAAAATCATACGTATTCTCAAATCCATAAGATTCCCCAGGATTCTTATCTGCGGCTACATTGTCTGTAGTCAGATTGTTTACGTCATAGGTCTGATAAATATCTATGGACGTAGAATCGTGCATGACACAATCTATCCCACTGTACCACATCCATGTATCTCCCCACCCGGCAATACGTCCGCGAATGATAGGCTGTGTGAAGCATATCTCTATTTCACGGTTTGTCACTGCCGCATTATCCGGGATACTCCATCCACTAGTTACAGTTGCATTGACAAATTTGGCTACGATACCTGACATTTCCCCGTCAGCCAATCCGTTATGACCTTGAAAATTATAATATTTGTATTTTGTATTTTCATATACAAACTCGGTATCAGGCGCAACACTGTGTTCTTTTGCGTATGACATGGCAAGCTGTGCTTCAAACATCTTCATGCAAGGACGGTAATTGTTTATGAGTTGTGAAAAATTGTAAGCAGTTCCTGTTTCTGACGCTTTAAATCCTTGCCCGCTCAACTTGTAATATACATAGGTCTGACCGTCCGCCTTCTTGAATCTGACGCCTGTCATTTTCCCCCAGCTTGACGCATCGGGGGCTGAATCGTTGGATGATATTCCTTTTCCGCAAACAGACTGTGCGTGTAGGTCTTTTGTTCTGAATTTGATAAAGAGAAGCGTACACCACACTTCAAGGTCAAGGGCGAACGCATTGGCGTAAGGATAGTTCTTTGTCGTATCTCCATTTTTGTTTCTAGCATACTTCTCAAAATCAAAACGTGATACACTTGTTGTAGGCCATCCGTTTCCTTCCATTATGTTCACACCTAGATTTCCTGCTGACGCTGAACCCTGTGTTGTATAGTCTATAATAGACCTCTGCTTTCCTTCCTTTATTATAGAATAACCGATACTCATTCCGAACGGTTTTATCTCTATGGCCGTATCGCCACCGTATGTAAACGGAGTGTCACTGACGAGCCTTCTTTCGTATGTATCATCCGTTCCTCCGTTGATTATCCAGAAAGGCTTGGTGTTTACAAGCATGATGTCGCTTCCATCATCTTCTACTTGTCCTTCTATTTCGGGCGCATAAGTTGAAGAACTATTTATCACAATATTTGACGGGCTACCGTCAGCCATTTTGAAGAAATTGGTCTGGTCAAGAAATCCGACTACCTTACCGTCTTTTACCTTTGCCACACGAAAAGAGTTGAGGATGGGATGGGATTGTTTGAACTCTTCCTTTCCTATCCATGTCTGAAAGGCTGGGTCTGACTGTCCTCTTCTCATCTCCACTCCATATATGTTCCCCTGCTGCATCTTTATCTGTTCGAGAAGCGTTTTGTAGTCATTGGTGAAATCGTTTGTGGATAACTCCTTACCGTCCACCTTGTCTACCTTTTTGTCTAGGGCTGTTTTCTGTGCGGTGGATACAGGCTTTTCTGCATCGGACGTATTGTCCACATTAGACAGACCTATATTGTCTTTCGTTATATTGACATTCCCTGTCCTGTAAGACTGTTCGGCATTACCTTTCACGCCTATGACGGTATTCTTCTGTGCGCCTTTCTCTATCCCGTCAAGTTTGGTTTTTAACTGGGTAGTAAAGTTATTGTCTGTATGCACATAGTTTTCGTCCATTACCATGCCTTGTCTTATCTTAGACACCGTGACGGATTTGTTCTCTTTAGGGCTTCCCGTCACACATGGTATCATCTCTTCTCCCGTAGCGGTCTCAACGGGAGGCATCTGTGAAATTTTAAGATTATCTTCCATTATATTATTCCGTTAATATTAAACCATCGTTTTCAAGCAATATGCTGTATCCATTTTCAGTGATTACGGTATTCCGAAGAACCTCTAGCGTTATCCTTGAATCAGCAAGCTTCCATGAATTGTCAGAAAACGGCATATACCCGTCTTTCTTTACAGACAGCGACATCGTACCATTTACCATACCCCGTACTTTTACTGTACCGTCAGACAATGTTTTGTACTGTACGCCTCCCACCGTGACCGTTGCATCCTGTATGGGTGAGCCGGATACGTCCACCACCGTTATCGTTACGATAGTCTTCGGTATATAGTAATCAATCAAATCCTGCTCGGTGAATCCGTCATTCTGTTTGGTGGGAACGGAATCGAAACCGATGGAGTTGTAGAAAGCTGAACTAATCCATCCGCTATCATGGTCAGTATTGCTAAAGAATACAGGAGTTTTAGTTTTATCACCTGTCACATCATTGTTTACTATGGTGATTATTTGCTTTTTGTTTAACAAAGCGGAAACTATTGTAGATTCATTCAGTGTTCCATCAATATAGGTCTTGCCGTTTGAGTTCCTACTATTATAAGCAATACTACCTTTGTCATTGAATACGGCAAACAGCCAAGGTTCAGTAGTAGTCAGTCTTTGGTCATAGATAAACTTTCCATCAATGAACGGATTGATAGTAGTAAACAACACCTTAACGCCATGCTGTAAGTTCTGTATTTGCCCATAATCATCTACCCCATCAGTTACTAGGGCGTTGGGATAGGATGGGATTTGCTCAATTGTGATATTACAGGTATGAGGATAGGAAGCTGCTATAACTTGCCATTTCATATTATATGTAGCGGAATATGTGGAAGCAGGTAATTCGTACTCTCCATCCTTTTTCATATCAAATATAATCGTTGCCAATTCACCTAATGATGTATCTCCATATACTACATATCTCAATGTTTCATTAGATGTGATACCTGTTACTCTTACTTTGTATTTTTTGGACGGAGAATTAACTCTAGTTTCTATTACTCCACTACTTACTTTTACATTATTTATAGTAATAGTATTGTCTGTTATAGTTCCATCACCTCTTACGCCACTTAAATAGGTAATAAATAATGCACTGTCAAGATAGTTATATTCATACCCACCCACACCGCTCATTGCAACGAACAGGAAATTGTTAAGTTTCAGCGGTCTGTTGTTTCCACTGAAATCCTGCAAGTATGGATTGGCTTTTAGTATCTCGTTTGTGGGAACGGATTGACCTGATGGGAGTTGGGTGATGGTGATGTTACAAGCACCGACAATATTGCCGTTTCTGAATGACAGATTACCCTTTACAGTTTCCAATGGCGGAATATCATAGGTTCCGTCTGATGTGATATTGACTAATTTTACATCAGCACTATATCCCCAGTATAATTCCTGCCCGTCAACTATACCTTTCACTTCCACTTTCATTCCTGGGAAATTTTTTGTTTGGCTAGGAATGTAGCACTTTACTGTATCGTTCAGTGTAGCAAATCTAGTTATGACAAATGAGGTGCTTGTTATAATTATATCAGCATTTACAGAGGGATGCGGTCTCCAGTCATTAAAATTTACCGCATAAGCATCCACAGGCTTTGACATATCGTACCAGAACACCATGTGTTTTGGTATCCATTTTTCTATCACCTTGTTTATATCGGTTTTTCCTGTACCTGCCGATTTTACAAGTCCAAGTTTTCCTATGTTAAAAAAACCTATTTTTCTCATTTTTCGTCCATTTTAACCCACTCATCAGATAAAAGCAGCTTCTCAAACTCTCTTGTGCCTGTGTCGTATGTATCGTAAGGGAAAGGGTGTTCCGTTCCGTCCTCAGGTAACGTCATAGGCATCACTTCCATAACCTTATCGGTATGGATCATATAATACATCCCGTCTGTCGATTGTCTGAAAACGGACAGGTCATCTTCCGAAAACATAATTTCGGCATCTATTTTTGGTACTATGGAAAACTGCATATTATGAATTTTATCTACTATCGCAAAGATAATTAAAAAAAAGTTAAACGTATTGGTTGCATACGGTTTTATGTCGTATATTTGCTGAAAATTAAAAAAAAATATAGCGATGAATGTACTTAGCCTTTTCGATGGAATGTCGTGCGGACGGATAACACTTTCCGAACTTGGCATTCCTGTAGAAAAATACTATGCGTCCGAAGTGGACAAGTTTGCCATAAAGGCAACCATGCAGAACTTTCCTGACACCATACAGCTTGGTGATGTAAGAGAACTTGAAGTAAGCAGACTGGATAAGATAGACTTGATAATCGGAGGATCTCCATGCACAAACCTGTCCATGTCCGGCAAGAGAAAAGGGCTTTCAACGAAAGAAGGCATGGAGGTTTTAGACTTGCAAACGTATCTTGAATTGAAGGAGAACGGTTTCGAGTTTGAAGGGCAATCCTATCTGTTTTGGGAATACATACGTATATACCACGAACTTATTGAGCGTGGTGACAATCCCAAATTCTTCCTTGAAAATGTGGAAATGGGAAATAAATGGGAATCTGTGTTCAATGAAACAATGGGTAGGAAAGGAATACATATTAACTCCGCCCTTGTATCGGCACAAAACAGAAAGCGTATATACTGGACGGATATCCATGACGATATTCCACAGCCAGAAGATAGGGGAATACTTTTAAAGGATATTCTTGAAGAAGAGGTTGATGAAAAATATTTCTTGTCTGACAAGATGATTGAATGCTTGAAGGGCAGGGTAAAGGTGGAAAATGATCCGATATGTGTTGCGATGCGAGGGCGTGAATCAGCCTGCCTTACTCCAAAAAGAACCGAATATGGAAAAAAGATAAGAAAGGAATATGAAGCCGGGATTGTAAAGGAACAGAGAAAGAACATCCAACAGCTTGAACCTAGGGAAGATGGAAAAACCAATTGCCTTACAACAGTACAAAAGGATAATCTGATAGTTGTTTCGGGAACGATATGTGGATTTGGAGGGAGGCATTTCCGTGAAATAAAATCTGGTAAATCATGTACACTGCTGGCAAGGGCTAGAAATGATGGAAGCACACAACCATGCGTTATAATTGGTACTCCTAATATTGCCGATATTACAATTCCAAACAAATATATAAAGAAAAATATACGCAGTATAGACGATAAGGCTCATACATTACTTGCTACATCACACAAGGGAGCAATGGCAAACGGTATGACGCTAGTTGATAACGGTAATTTTCGCATTCGTAGGCTTACCCCCACCGAGTGCGCACGACTTCAAACCGTTCCCGAATGGTATATATGGGATGGAATATCCGATACACAGCGTTACAAGATGCTTGGGAACGGATGGAACGTAGAAACAATAAAACACATCTTTAAATATATTAAACAATGAACGCAATAGTTAGTCATATATTCGCATTTCTGTGCGGATGCTCGTTTGTCATACTTGGAGCAATTTATATTGAAACGAAAGGAGATTGAACATGAAAGTAAAGAACGGAATAATAATAGACGGAATACTGCATGAATTGAAGGAAACGAAACATAAAGATTGTTCAAAATGTTCGCTACGTGATTTATGTCAAGATGAATTTGGAATCGCGTGTCTATGTTGGATTAATTTAGCTTCTGAATCAGAAGTGATAAATACGGAATTTAAATGTCGTGGAAAAGTAACAGACAATGTTTCGGTTGAAAAAGCAACAGAAGTTCTCTCTTCCGTATTAGATAATTGGGTGCATGGCGGTGATGCAGACTGTATCATTGCGGAGTTTGAGGAAAAACTAATGAAAACGAAATAAACACTCCCCCTTACTGATAAACGGTAAGGGGGAGGATTGTGTTTATAACCCTGGACCCATAGAAAGAAGCAATGTACTTCCCTTATATGCAGCACTGTTAAGGCTTACCCATACCCTTGCAGTTCCTGCATTAATCAGTTCCGATGATATTAATATTCTCACCTTCTTGTCAATGCTGGAATTGGCGGATACTGAAAAATCCTCTATTGTTTCTCTTGATTCACCTATAACCATAGGATCTTCAAATTTCTTACTTGCAAACCTAGACATACAACTATTATTACGGAAAGAAATAAGGCTACTCGAACCGTTTCTTACTCTTACGGTAACTTCAATATATCCCATAACGGATGGCATCACTCCACCAAGTATTGTTATGCTTACGTAAGAACCAACTATCTCTATATCTCTTTTACTTACCATTGGAACAGTGTATGCTATATGAGCAATATCGGAGTCATCCTGCTTCAATATAGCTGTACTAAGGAAAGGATAAACTTCCCAATCACCAGCAGTCATACCCCACGAGTTTACAGTAACCGTAGCGTATCCTGTTCCTATCTTCTTGTCGGCAGTAACACGCCTAGACATCTGACTGGTCTTGTGCTTAACATAGACACCGAAATAGCAATCAGCTATCTCGGCAAAGTCACCCATGTTAAGAAAATCAGTATCATGCCCCTCCGATGGCATCATTATAGCCGCAGAACAGACAAAATTACTACTTGTAAACTGATTGGTAGCAGTATCCGGGCAGGAGAATCTACTTATCGGTGGACTGGCAAGATGGTTGTATCCGTTAAAGTCGGTAAGGCGAAATGGAAACTTCCCTCCTGTAGGTGGGGTGTATTCCCATCCGTTCATGCTTCCATCAGCGTGTTTTGGCGCATCCCAGTATCCTGCCATTTGGAAAGGCTTGACACCACAGTTTCCATCCCATCCTTGCCACCATTTTTCATCTGGTCCAGGAGCAAGGCTTTCATATCTTACAGGCTTGTACCGTGCCCACGGGTTTATTTTTCCGTGGGTGTTTGCACAAGCGTATCCTAAATCATAATCCCCACCAACACTGCCTATGCCAAGAGTGGCGAAAACGTCACCATCAAGGTTTATCGGGGCTGTAATCTTTCCGTTAGAATGACTCATGTTACTTTTCCTCCTGCTCTTTTACGGTAACATATCCCGAAACAAGCACAGTCTTTCCATGACAGTTAAGGATATCACAACAAATGTCACCTTTGATAACAATAGCATTACTAAAATCCCATCCATCTTTTTCGCTCATGGTATATATTATGCCACTTGCCCATTTATTACATTTCACATTACCTTCAATGTAAATGTCAACTTTTTTATTATTTTCTTCCATATCGCAAATATACTAATTAATTCCTAATCTCTTTTCCAATTCTCTTACTCTTTTCTTTAATCTTGTAACTTCATCGTCAACTTCCTGCAAACCTTTCCATACAACGGGGATAAGTCTTTCATAATCTATGGTGTAATAGTCCTTGAATATGTCACTGACCCACTGACTGTAACCGCCGGAAAGTAAATCCTGGGCGATAAGACCATAATTCCATTTTTTATGATTGAATATCTCGGAATTTCTCTTGGCAAGATTGTTCCAGTGATATTTCACGCTCTGGAATTTGCGGATAATACCCATAGCGTCATAATCCTGAATATCGGTTTTCAACCTTATATCGGAAGAGGACGCTTTGGCGGTTATTGCTCCGGTTGCGATGATATTAGCACTACTTGTAATATTCTTTCTTGCATATATTCCTCCACTGGTTGATATTGCAGTAGCTGTACTAAAATCAGTATTATCTCCATTTTCAACATAAAATCTCTTTCCCCCGAACACTCTCACCCATGAACTGTCTTGCATATATATTCCACCACCATAATTCTGATGATACCACCCTGAATTTCCTGTGCTTCTGAACCAATCGCTGCATTGGATGGAACTTGGGAGTTTTAAATATACATTACTACCACCATTTACATTAACGCCAGCACCTGTATGGGAGGAATCATGGTCTTGTATATAGAATGTTCTGGCAGTAGTCCACACATCCGCACTAGAAGCCCTACTGTCAGCCAGTGTAGAAGCACCTCCTGCCGATACAGCCACAGACGTATTGGATGTGGATTGCAGTTCTCTCCATGCGGAAACGTTAGCACCGTAAGCCCAATATTGGTATTGTATGTGCCCATCGTGGTATGAACCAATCTGACGCACCTGCAATTCAAAATTGTTTGTCCCTACACGTACAAGGCGAATATTATCCATTCCTTTTGCAAATGTAGGAAGATAAAGGCGTGCCGAGTTTGAAACATTTCCTACATTGCTGTCAGAAGCAGAAGGAGCACTTCTCATTTGGAAGATGGCACAGAAGTGGTAATATCTGACTTCTTCCTGTGCATGATTTCCATAGGCGTACCATATCCTTCCCCAAACCGTTACTGACCTATACGGTCCGGCTCCCGATTCAGAACAAGCAAATATCTTTTTCCAATTATTATCAGTACCACCTAGAGCGAACTGTAATGAATAAGTAGCAGTGGAATTATAATTTCTAGGTATATCCATTATATGCCAATTATCCAACAAGTCCGCATTTAAATTGGTATTCAATGTAGTAGAAGAACATTGGTAAGGTTGCGTGCCTGTGCCTACGGTGGACACGAACCTGCTCGATTCAGCATAATTACCTATAAAAACCTTGTTATCTTGCAGTACGATATTACATAATACATTATTGCTTGAATTTCTTGAATCAATCCAAACATAGGAACTTCCACCGCCCAATACCAACCGTCTAGTCGAATCCCAGTTTGCAGCAAGATAACCATTATGGGAAGTAATGTTGCTGTGTACATCTAATGCCCCTGTTCTTACATTCAGCCACATGGCATTGTTTCCTTGTCTTACACCGCTGGTAGAATCTATCGTAGGATACCAACCAATTCCATACCATGATGCAAAACGTAAGTTCGCATCGGTTGAAGAAGCTGTATTACCACCACCGTGAATCCAAACACCCGAAGTCTTAACCACTCTAGTTGACCATCCGATATTGAATCCTTTGGTATTGTTCATCGTTAAATCTCCCGTCATGGTGTCACCTGCTTTCTTTACGTATCGTCCGTCAGAATAGCTGGCGTAGTTTACACTGTCTAGCAACATTCTCCAAGGTCTTTTATCAGTACCCCACCCGCTTCTGTACTGGATGCCATTACCGGTTGAATCTGACGATGAGGATCTGTGATTATACCATATATCTAATCTCGTACTTTCTCCTGGAAGAGATATAACAGCACCATAACCATATATAGGATTAGCCATTCCGTCCGGCTTTGCATTATTATATTGTCTTATTCCTATCTGTGACCACAGGGTATTATATCCATCATTTCCATAAGCATCACGGTATCTCAAAAATGAATTTTCATGCAACCCGTCAAGAAGGTCTGCATTAAGATTGGCATTTACAGTAGTAGACACGCATTGATAGGGTGATGTTCCTTGTGGTGCTTTTGCTATGAACCGTCCTGTATTGTAAAAGAACATATTTGCATCCCCTGCTTCCAATGAATCATGCTTGCTGACAGCAAGTCCATATCCGGGAACAAATGTATCATACCATTCATGGCGTAATACTACTTCTTGGAGTGCATCATCACATCTGAACCAAATACCTTCTCCTTGATTCTTTGCAGTAGAACCTGCTGACCATATTATAAGCTGTTTGTTGTAGGTTGAATTCTTTATTGTCAGTACACCGCTCATCGTTATGTTACCTACGCCCGTCATATTTCCGCTTACGTTAGCCGTACCATCAAATGACTGCCCCCATAAAGTCCTTGGGGTTTGCAATTTTTTGGCAACCTCAGAAGAGTTCTGCAAGGGCGCAAATACAGGATTAACATAAGTGCTCCATGACGGTGCTTTTGTATCTGCTTGGTATAGCGTTATATTCGTATTAGCCCCTCCGTTTCGGTCATGGCTGTATAACAGATTGGCTTGTATTATGGAATAGTTGCTTCCACCATAGCAGTATAGTTCTATATTTTTCTTTTCCGCATCATGATAGATACGTATGTTTGACCTATTGATATTGTATGACGCTATCAATATACCTTCCACTACAGCCGTACCCCTAGTTTTAACAACCAACAGACTAAACAAATCGCTAAAGGCTGAGTGCAGCACAAAGCAAACATCTGTCATTATTTCCGTATTACGTATTGAGTACGTAGCTATTCTACACCATGCAGGTTCAGTGCCTCCTACCGTATATCCGTATTTTATAAGGGCGTTTGATGTGCCGAACGCATGGTATCCGTCCAACAAATCCGCACTTAGATTATCTACGGTTGTATTGCTTGAAACTATCAAAGGTGATAACCCTGTGGCAACAGTTGACATAAACCTAGGTGCTCTCACATCATTTGGAGTGACACGTAAAACCAGCTTGTTGTTATGGTCTACGACACCAAATCCTGCACTATCCGTACTACTTCCTCTAATGTTTCCTATATACCAGTAGGTGTCATACCAATTAAATCTTAATCCGTTTCTTATAGAAGTAAGCCCACCATCATCGTTCTTGATAACTCCGTTATCTTTATAGATATTGGTAATATCACAATTTTCCACTCCCTTGAATACGATTGCGCCGGAAGTGGAAGCGGATGTAAGTGTTCCAGTCATAGTATCGCCAGTCTTTTTCACCCATCTACCGTCCAGTACGGAAGTAGGTATATGGCTTGCATCTATAATCTTACTTGAATCAGCCTTTTTCAGTTCAGCCCACATAGCATCAGCGTCAAGTCCTCCCTGCCCAGCCATGTCGTATAGTTTCTTTATCGTGTACGCATTAAACGTATTGTCAAGGTCTGAATCGGAGAAGGTTGTGCCGTCAGTAAGGTTTGCGAAGCTGTAAACGGTATTTACAACACCGCTACCACCTGTTTTCACTCCAAGAGCAGATACCCAACCGTCCGAGTAGAATCCTACCGTGTTTCCGTCTGTTCTATGCTTCACTCTCAGAGCCTTGTTTGCAGAATCGTAAACAAGTTGGGCATCTCCTATCTGTATATATTCGTTTGCTGTAAGTCGTGCTGCGGAAACGCCACCTGTAAATCCTGCTGAAACGCCATTGAGGTGTCCTTGTTTGTTTATTTGTATTACTCCTACATCTGACGTATCTCCATTAGGACGGAAATAAATCATACCCTCATTTCCATAGCTTGATATGACGGTATTGCCTGTCGTGTTACGGAAAACAGTATTTCCGCCATAAGACAGACCGATACCACTATTCATCAGAATATTCTTGGTAAATGTCTTTTGTCCCGAAATAGTCTGAGCAGTAGTCAAGGTAACGGCATCAGTAATCCCGTACCCTGCCAAAGTGGTAGGATTATCACCAACTGTAACACGCCCGTAGGTGTCTACTGTAACTTTCGTATATGTACCAGCATTCACCCCCGTGGTAGCCAGTGACAATGTGCGGTTTGCGGACAGGTTTCCACCTCCCGTAAGACCAGTTCCTGCACTTATCGTTATGGTCTTGTCCGCTTTCAGTGCAAGAAGTTCGGCTAGGTTGTCGCTTTCCGTAAGACCGTCAAGAAACGCTTCAAGCTCTTTCCATTTGTTGATGATGTTATCGGCATCGCTTCCTTCTAGGAAGTTGTTCAGCTTATTGCTTAACTGTGTTACGGTATTGTTAAGCGTGCCTAAGTCCTGTTGTCTAGCGAATGTTTCCCCGAATACGGCAGTAATGGTTTTTCCGTCAGAACTAAGTGCCATGTCTGTTACGGCATTTCCACTCCCCGACTGGGTGATGTTCTTTATACCACCACCTTCCTTCGCCATTTTCCAAATCTCGTTTATCGTGTACGCATTAAACGTATTGTCAAGGTCTGAATCGGAGAAGGTTGTGCCGAGATTGGAAAAACCATATACGTTTTTCACAAGTCCGTCACCACCGCTTCCTCCGCTTCCTCCAGGCGATACGCCCAAAGCGGAAATCCATCCTCTGGTATAGAAGCCTATTTCCGTACTTCCATCTATATGCTCAAATGTTACTGCCTTGTTTACGGAATCATATATAATCTTTATATCGCCAACCTGCAACGCCTGTGTTTTTACCGTTCCGCTTATGTTGGCATCTACAGCATAAATATTCTCCCATCTCTTCGATTCAAGACCAAGTGTGGATGCGTTGTTCACGCTAGGAACTACATTTGCCGTAGACAACTGACCAGTGAATATCTTGCTTGCAGTTACTGTCTGTTCCGTATCAATCGTTACAAATTTATTGTCAGGAAGATGGGATATGTGAATTTTCTTTGTCGGATCATCCTTTCCCAACTCCTGCCACAATTTGTCCGTATTCATTCCGCCTTCCTTGGCTAGCTTCCATATCTCGTTGATGGTATATGCGTTGAATGTATTGCTAAGGTTGGAATCGTCAAACGTCTTACCTAAATCGGCAAATCCGTACACGGCCTTAATCAGTCCGCCTTCTCCACCTCCCGGTTCTCCGCTACCACTCTGTGCGCCCAACGCTGATATCCATTGGTTTGTATAGAACGCTGACTTGCATCGTAACGCTTGGTTTACTTCATCCCATTCAAACCATCCGTTGAACTTCTGAAACGATGCAATAAGGTCATTAAGTAGCTGTTCAGAGAAAATATTTGTTCCGCTTCCCGTACCACTTCCACCTAATGTTACATTTGTCGTATTCTGTGTTGAAGCGGCCTGATTCTCCTGTGCCAGCCGTTCATAGAAAGACAGTATCTTTCTTCTTGCAATGGTGCATGAATATGACGGGAACATATTCTCCTTGGAGTATTTAATCTCCAAAGACTGTATCTGTAACTGCATATCCACTATCTGACCGTTATCAGAGAAATCGAATACGCCTATTCCATCATCCCTTACCTTTAGCATATTTCCTTCTATGAAGTCAATGAAAAGATTAGGATGCTCTGCGACAAATCCGCTAGATATGTCAAGTGAAACGGTTCGGTTCTCATGGTCATATCTTGACAGGTAGTCAATAGCCGCCTTTTCAAGCGTATTCTCAGCCATTGTCACATACGATTCGGGCATGACAATATTCAGAATGACAAATTCAGTTCCTGCTGCAATTGAAGGAGATTTACCATCCGTATAAAGGGGAAGTTTGGCATTGTCGCTATCTGTTCTGTAACATGATATTTTATATCGTGCCCCCTTGTTGAACATGGCAACATCCTCTTCCGTTTCCCCCGTATCACCGTTCACCTCACCGTAAAGAGGAATAATACCGTTTTTGTTTATCTTAAATTCCGTTCCCGTATAAGTTCCTGTACGCATACTGAACACCGCGTCCGTTACAGAAGCATATTTATAATAGAACCTGTCCTGTGAACCGTCCTGATTACCGAAATGTATGTTGCAGGTCATTTCCTCACTAAAGCCTATCTTACAGCTTCCGGCAGGAACATCGGAATCAAACGTGAACTCAACACGTATGGTGACTGTCGTATTCTGACCTTTTTCTATATATCCTACAAGAGCGGTCTTGTCGTAAGGTATTTCAAGCATACCAGTAGCACCTTCCTCTCCGATAACAACCTCTTTCAATGGAGAAGCCTGCCCCAATACACGGTTTAAAACCATACGTAGGTTAATCTTCACCTTTTTCCCTACAGCATCACTTCCTATAGGTAATATACTGAAAAGCATCTTCCCGGAGAATGTGGCAGTAACCTTTACAGGCTGGTCATAATATGCCCTTGTACCATATATATCAAAACTCTCGAAATCCCTGTACTTGTCAAACATAGCATGGGGTTTGTACTGGGGCTGCACATTGTCGTTTATCTTGTCGGATGAATCACCGTCCTCATATACTTTGTACCCTAGGTTGAATCCGGGAGAGGTCATATAAATGAAGAAACTGTCACTATCATCACTCTTTATAGGAGTAGAACCGATAATCTTATCTATTCGTGTAGATGCGCTAGCACCCTCACCTGCCACCTTTCCCGATTGAGGGTCTGGTTCTCCATCCGCCTTGTATGTATCCCATTCTGGAAGTCCTGACGGGTACAGATCGCCAAGTTTTTTCCCTCTGATGGAAGGGTATATCCCACTGAACGTGTTTGATATGGTTTTTCCTCTCACACCATAGTTCTTCAATCCGTATTCGCTGTCAATATAATATCTTATATTCCCGTCAGAATCATTCGGAAGAAGGATGTACGGGCAATAGCGTGATTCATCGGCAGGCTTAGCGTCTTTCTTGTATTCGGGAGGAACGTTCCTGCTTCCACCTTGTGGTATGATTCGGGTTATGACAGGTGTGCTTGTATCTACGGAAGAGGAAACTTTTACAGCACCCCCACCGTCACCCTGCTTGAATGTCCAGTTTACGGACGGTCTTGTCTTGTCCGTAATGGTTATTATCCCACCGTTCGCTGTCGTTGAGAAGTAATAATTGAGATAAAACTTGTCATAGAAGTTCTTCAATGCTTCAAACAGGTTGGTCCCATCGGTTATATCAATCATATCCTCCGTCAGTTCGCCTTCCGCATCCACGTTGAGCGTCCATGTGCCAATGCCTGTATATCCTGCACCCAATGACGCATTGTAAGATTCTATATTTGCTTCTATACGTGCGGCAAGCTGTTTTGCATCACCCCAGAACTGGAACAGACCGCCATGAGTGTATCTTATCTTATTTATTTCCCCACCTGTTCCGCTTACTATGTCAAGAAATGCCACATTCTGCAAAAGCACCTCCTTACCGTAAAACAGAAGGGAGTATTTGTATTTTCCTGCTTCGTTAAGATTATCTCCCGATGGGGCTTGGTACAGGATGAATGTATTACCGTTATATACGACTGTATCGTATTCCGATTCACTCTTTGAGTTGTATGCCTTGAACTCTATCGGAACAACGGAAACGACTTCACAAGTCAATTTTCTCACTTCCTGCAAAGACGGGCTGTATGAAAAATCAGCACTCTCCGCAATAACCCTATTTCCTCTTTTAATCTGTAAAATCATTGGTCTTTAAAGCGTTGGTTGGTCAATACTGAAATTTAACGAAAATGTATAGGCGGACACAAGTCGGTCCGGGTTCTGCAAGTCCTGAACGTCCTGATAACTCATCTTTGCGCCTGTTTCAAAACCCGTGCATCTTATCACCTGCTTTGCCGATTCTCCCCATACATCATTCCATATAGAGAAAGAGGATGAACCGTATGGCGTACCAGGAGTGGCAGGTATCACATTGGTTATATATGAATAGAACGAACGGATATTCGTCTTTACCGTTTCCACATCTCCCAAAGCGGCAAATGTTATGCTTCCTTCCGTTGGCTGGTAAACAGGCGTGACAGGTTCGTACACCTTCTGACCGTTCTTGTCATACCATTTTTCGGCATAGGCTTCCTTTCTTGTCGGCAAATCCCATAATCCCTTGCTTTCAAGTATATACAGCCTGTATGTGGCATACAAATCCTTTGCCGTATCGCTTCCTTTCTTTATAAAATATTTAGATATAGCCATTCGTGTACATTGTTTATTAGTGCAAAAATAACAAAAATAGTCTTAGAAACCATCTAGTTTTAAAAAATAATTTTCTATATTTGCATCACAATCGGTGCTTTGGATGAGTGGTTTAGTCAACGGTCTGCAAAACCGACAACAGCGGTTCGATTCCGCTAAGCACCTCAAGTGATTGGATTTTTTTTTGTTCATAATCAAACTGGAACGCCCTGCCAACTGTGAAGCTAGCAGGGCGTTTGTTTTAGTCAATTATAACTTTTATCGCATTTCCGCCTGACCTTGGGGCAATGGAAACGACACTCAGAAGTGCTGTCTTTATCGCCATAGTTGCGGCAAGCTGCTGGGTGAGAACCTCCAACTGTGACTGCTGTATGGCTGTCATGTTCGTTCCTCCCGTTCCTGCCGAACCACCATTTAACGATACCAACTGACGGAGAAGATCGCTTTGTACAACCATTTCGTATCTCATCCCGTTAAGATACCCCAACGCTTGATTAAATGCATTCTCGTCAACTCCTGCAATGGCATTGGACAGACCTTCCGCATTTTCCTCCGTTTCAGTAAGCATACCACCAAGGGCGTTGTTTATCTCATTGACTACACCTCCGGCTTCCGCAAAGGCTGATTCCAATGAACCCATTACATTTCCTAGTATTATAAGTTCATCCTTATCTATCTTGTTATCCGCAAACATACCACCTTTGCCGTCTGCTCCGAACAATGTGGTCTGTACCTGTTGCATTGCCTTTTCTATGTATTGTTGCTGTACCCAACTCTTAACAACATCTCTCATAACGTCTGCCACAGTGTCCTTATAAGCCTTTGCAGCATCCTCGCCTTTCAGCCATGCTTCAACAAGAGCATCACCTATCTGACTAGCCCAGTCTTTCAAGTCAATGCTGTACAATTCGCTGGCAAGCGTTTCCGTATAATATCTTATCTCATACTCCAATTCTTTTATTGTCTGTTTGTAATCTTCTACTTTTTCTCTATCTGACTTTTTCTTATCTTCTTCGGCTGCTAGAATATCCTTTTGAATTTGCAACTGTTCTTTTAGGTTGGAAACCTGTTGGGATGTCACCTCATCAAGTTTTGCCGGGTCTATAATGTGCTCAAATTCCTTTTCAAGCATATTATAGATATTGGTCAACTTCTTTGATTCAAATTCAAGATTCTCTATATGCTTTTGAAGCCTTTTGTCATGCTGCCTGTTAAACGTTGCAATAACGTCAAGCGGCATTGATATAGCCGAGCCTATTGCGCCAAAAAGGTCACCGCTTTTAAATGAATCCCATGATTTCTTCACGCCTTCGTTCATAACTCCCATAGCCTCCGAGAACTGGTTCATTTCGCGCATAAAGCCGCTGTCAGTATCCTTACCCATAGAATCCATAAGATTGGACACGGATGCTATTATCTGCTGTATAGCCCTTATGGCATTGTATATGTTGGTTATGATAAAGTCGATAAGATTTACCGTCTGCAAAGCGTTTTGTGCGGCAGCCATCATTCCTTTACCAGTCTTGACAGCTTCCTGTCCGCTCTTGTATCTTGATTCGGCTTCCGACTTGGCACTCAAAGCGGCATTGGCAGCTTCTTCATCACCGTTCTTCATCGCGTCCTCGTATGCCTTGGAAGCATTTTCTATGTCAGCCATAGCCTGTTGCATATCATTCATGCCTGCCATCATCTTTGACTTTCCTGCATCATAACGCTTGTTGTACAGACCGTCAAGACCTTCCTTCATGTACGTCTGAAAGTCAGACTGGTTGTTCTTCATCATCTTCTCTATCTGCTTGTCCACGCGTTCAAGTTCTTTCATGTATTCCTTTGCGCTGATAGCACCAGATCTAAATGCACTGTTGAGCATTTCCCTTACCTTGTCGGCAACGGTATTTGCAGCTTCCATAGACATCGCTTCAACAGCACCGAAGAAGTTCTGATAGTCTGTGGTCAGCTTGAACAAGTCCATCTCTTCGCTTTTCTGCAATGCGGAAATTAAGGATGCGTTTTCCATCCCCTTTGCTCCTTCAATCTTTTTACGGTACTTCTCTCTGATGATATCAACCTGAGTATAGTAGTCACCGTATTTTTCAAGGTCATTAGCATATTGCTTTGCCATCTCACCAAAGTAGCCTTTCCATGCGTCAATCATTCCTTGTATAACCTCTTTCTGATCTTCTCCGATATTCTTATTCCCCTTAATTGCCTCCTGTATCTGATTGATATACTGGTTCATTGAGGTAAATGAAGAGGTGTCGGGCACAACAGAAACGCCAAGGTCAAGATTCATTCCTGCCAATGCGGATTGCAGATTATTATATATACCTGCCGCAAAACTTTCAGCCATAGTGGATGTGTCACCACTAAACTGAACCGCAAGGTCTAAGGCAAGTTCGGAATCACCCGTTATCCCAAGTATGTCACTGTAAAAGTCATACTTGTTCCTGTATCTGTCAAACTCATCCGTAATTCTTTTCATTACATTCTTGGCTGCATTAACATAAATTTCAGAGGACAATTCGGCTGCTTTCCTTGCATTTTTAACAGCATCCTGTGGAACTCGTGTTTCCAATTCCTTTGCTGCCTTGTTATAATTGTCAACAATAGCCTGTTTGTCATATACAAGGTCTACACCAAGTTTTAACGCCTGTGAACCATATATGGCTTCAATCTGCTTTTTAGCTTCCTCTTTTCCTATGTTAATGCTCAAATCCTTGAACTTGGAATAGGCGGATTCAAGCAATGACAACCTGTTTTTCCAAAGGTCAGCAAGAGGATCTCTTTTTTGTGCTTCCTTCTTCTGTTTTTCTAGTTCAAGATTAAATTGTTTTGCTGTTCCTGTAGCTTTCGACATCGCTTCATTGGCAGCGTTAATCTCATATACCGTCTGTTGTACTTGCTCGGCTTCATAAGGGCTTACAATGCCTGTAATTTGATACTCATCTCCAAGTTTCTTAACCTTTCCTTGGCTAACATACATATCAATGGTACGCTGTAAATTTTCTATTGAACTTTTGGCGTCCTTATATTCCTGTTTTACCGATTTAAAGTAATCCTCCATAGATTTCACATCGGCAGCCTTTATAGCAATAGTCCATTTATGCCCTGTAATTTCGTCAAGAGATTTTTTCCATCCCGTCAATCCTTCTTGTGCTTCCTTATCGTCAAGTTCTATTTTAACAGCATATTTTTTGTCAATAAATTCATTAAACAATTTTTTAGCATTCTCCCCAAGTTCGCTAGTTGTGGCAAAATTTTCAGATTGAATCCTTATAAAGTCCTTTTGAGCATCATTTAATTTATTTGGGTCAATACCAGCAAATACTTTTTTCAATTCTTTATCAAGGCTGTTTGCAAAAACATTAAATGATTTTTCAAGTTCTTCAGTTTCACCCATTATACCCATCCTCAACTTCTCATATTCCTTCAACAATTCCTCACTATCAAAATGGGTTTTGTTCTTGAATATTTCAAATGTTCTCGCATCCCCTGACGTTTCAGCCAAAGAACGTATCTTCTCGACAATAGTAGCTGCCGAAGCCCCTTTGTTTATCAGTTCGGTAAGTTCGTTTCTCCATTCCTTAGTACCCTTACCCATATTTATAATTTCCTTGGATGCCTGTACTATCTGCCCACGAAACTCTTCTATATCCTTACTTGCCGAAGTTAGTTTTACAGACGATTTCTCATAATCTTTAAGCATATCGGAGAATGAATCACCAAATACGCCTGTAGATGTTGCCTTGTCTGCCTTGAACAATATATCCGCATTTTCGGCAGCACGTTTATAAACTTGCTCTAGTTCCGATGCTGACTTTTGCAAATATTCCACACGTGATTTCTGATCATCTATCTTCTTGCTGTTCTGTATTATATACTGCCCCATATTGCCATATTTAGACAATATTCCAGTCAGTGTTTCCTCATACGACTGCAACTGTTTCGTATCAAGCTGTTCAAGGTTTTCCGGGGTGAGTTTGTCGAAGTTTATCTTGTCAAGGTCTTTTTGCAAGTCACTGTATGATTCGCGGAAAGACTTTGCACTGTCCTTTATCTTCTGATTGAACTCTTCCGAACGTGCAGACATAATATGAAACGCTTCCGCTACAAGCCCTGCAACGGTAAGTATTGTCATAAGAGGATTAGCCTTTATCGTAAGCCACAATGTTTTCAATGAATTTGTCAAACCGAATGTTGCCAGTTTAAATCTATTCATCAACATTGTCGTTTTTGTCATAGACAACATTCTTGCAGCTTCCGCACCTGTCAGTTTTAGTTCGGTGACAAGAAGGTGACGTTCAGCCTGTGTCAACATATTGGTGGCAAGAATACGTTTAGCCATCTCTGCCGACATCTTTCCCGAATTAACGGCAGCAGCTATCTCTACGGCAGACAGCTTGGATGCTGTCGCTATCTTCCATCTCTCGGCAGTAGTGAGCGTTCTGTACATCGCAGCCTGTTTAAGCAACTGTGCTTCCCGTAATTTCTCAGCCTTAATTGCATTAGTTGTTGCAACAACTTCTTTTCCCAGCATAGCCGTTCTAGCCATCTGCAATCCTTTCAATGCGGCATATCCGACAGCAACGCCCTCTATTGCTTTAGAGAAGTATCTCCAGTTGTTCATTGCATCGGTTATGCTTCCAACGATACCTTTCAGAACGGAATCATTCGCCTCGCCTATGTCATTCATCATAATCTTGTATGAATCGGCAAGGTTACTTACCATACCTTTCAAAGATGCGGCTTGTATTTCCTGCATCTTGTAGAACATACCACCATCTTCCGTCATTGTGGTAAATATCTCCCGAATATACTCGAAAGGAATCTGACGTGTTGATATGGCGTTGAACACATCATCAGTAGTTTGAGCCACGCCTCTTACTTCTTCCAGTTTCTTTCTCAATGCGTCCAATGCAGGAATACCAGCTTCTGTCAACTGGCGTAATTCCTGTCCCCTTAACACACCTGCGCTTCTTATCTGGCCATAGGCAAGAATGATACGTCCCATATCAACGCCAAGACCTGCGGAAACGTCCGCAAGGCTTTTCATTGTACCGTACAATTCATTGACAGGTATCTGGAATGCTGCAAGCTGTTTGGTATATCCAACCAAATCACTGAACTGGAAAGGAGATATTACAGCAAGACCCTTAATCTGACTGAATATCTGGTCAGCCCGTCTTGCATCCTGTATGATGGCACGCAATGACACTTGTTGTAACTCGAACTCTCCACGAATGGCAACAAGTTCCTGAAACATATCTCTGAAAAAGTAGAACCCGGCATAAGTCTTTATCGTATTAACAAACTCACGCATCATTCTGCTCTGCTTTGTCAGTTCCTCGGAAAACTCCTTTGAACTTGCAGCATTTTTCTGATTGGTCTGCTGCATCTTTGTTCCATAGGATGTGGCTTCGTTTACAAACTTGTTGTGTTCCTGTATCTTCCTGTTGAGAAGAGTAAGGGTACGGTTATAGTTTGCGTCAGTCGTATTAAGCGCATTACGCCTGTTCGTTAATTCAGAAATAAGATTGTTAGCCTGATTGATAGACGTAGGATTGATGCTCAACAATTCATTCGTTGATGTTTTTCTTAAAGATGATTGCAACTTCTCCAATCTGCCTTGCAATTTCTGAATAAGAGCGTCAGCTTTTGTTATCTGATTGCTGTTTAAAGGAACTTCAACCTTAAATTTATTCAATAGTTCAAGTCGTTTTTGTATGGCAGCAATCTTCTTGTTCAAGTCCTCAGCACTTCCCTCAGGCATACCAAGGGCAAGTCCAGACTGACCAGAAAGGTATTGTAGATACTTCTGATTGGTCTGCTGCATCTTTTTATTCGCCTGTTCCTGCTTTGATGCTTGTCTATCCATCTCTTTTGTCCGTGCAATCTCCATCTCGTATTGCTGGCGTAGAAGGTTAAGTTCTCTCTCATCGGAAATAGACAATTTGGGCGCACTGTTAGCAGTAAGGGAATATGCCGTTTTCAGTCTGTTCAATTCAGCCACAAGATCATCTATCGCTTTCTTCTGACTTTCAAGATTGGCTTTTCTTGTAGCCATCCCCTTATCTCCGCCTGCATTTCCTAAGTTACGGTAAGTCTTTTCCAGTTTGTCATACTCTCTTGTCGCTTCGACAATCTTGTTTGACAATTCTTCCATCTGAACAAGTATATCCATTTTCTTGTTCGACTTTCCTTTTCCTACCTTGGATGCGTTTTCATTCGCTTTATTTATCTTTTCTACAACTTCGCTAAGTTCGTCATTCATTTTGCCTATATCGGTCAACATAGGCTTGAAGGACATCTCCTGGTTAAAGGCATCCTGTAGCTTCTTCTGTATATCCTTTATCTGTTTGTCAAGACCGGAATCATCTAGACCGATCTTAAACTTTAATGCTCCTAAATCAACATCAGCCATAGTTATTCTTTTTTTTTAATTATTGCAAAAATAGCAAAAATAAGCACAAGAGCATGATTTACAACAAACAAAAATCCATTAATATTTTTTAACATATTAAAAATTGTGGATAAAAACGATTATGTTATCTTTGCAATAAAATAATTTTTTAACTATGGCTGTAGAAGAAAACAAAGTAACACTAGTAGGCGTAAATAGTGCTAGTGTCATGTTCAGTAATGATGCTAATGCTGAAAAACAGTATAAAGTAAAAGCAAATGTAAACGTATCAGATGGTAAAACAATTGATTCATTTGATGGCGGAGAGGTGAAGTCATTGGAATCAGAGAACCAACTGGCCACATTCTATTTCAATCAGAACGGTGGTATCGCAATCAACTACAACGATCATCCCGACTTGGAAGCACAAATTGCTATCATTACCATCATCAACTCTTTCGTAACTGATGTTACAAAATACATTAACACGAAAGGAATCTCATCAGTTTCAATCTAAAAAAGGCAAGAAAAATGACGAACCAAGAAATGTTTTTAAAGAGATTAACTCTCTTGAATATCCCCTTATCACTAGAAGGGAAGGAACTTCCATCAGAACTGAAAGCAAAAATCATGCTTATGCGTGTCGCTTACGACAAAGCTGCAAAAGCATTCGATGATGATATGCAACAGGTTCTTAAAGAAATAAAGAAGGAAGGATATGACGAGCGCGCACAGAAAATCAATCACATGAAAGAGATTGACGGAAAGGAAGATGCGACAAAAGAGGAAAAGAAAGAAGCGGATGAAATCAGAAAAACAGAAGAAGATTTCAACAAGGAAACAGAAGAGCTGAATAAGGCATACTCCGAAGCATACCAAGAGAAAATGAAAGAGGAATGTGATATGAAGCCTAGATACTTCGCCTTTGAAGGATTTGCTAAAATCATTGAACTTATTGGTACTGACGGTGCAATTAAAGTGAAATGGAACTCTCCTGAAGCATTGGAAATACCAAAGGAGGAATTTATCTCGCTTATCGCAACAAACTTAGTAGATGAATAAGCCGTTTTCTATATTGCTATTTTTTTTGTTACTGTCGTGTTCTTGTTCACGCAAGCTACTTCCATCTTCGACAAATACAACTATAGTAGATCACAACACGACAGTAACGGAAAGAATAGTATGGCAATCAAAAATAATAACTCTTCCAGTAGAACACATACAACATACAACATTTGAAGATAGTTCACACTTGGAAACATCATTAGCCATATCAGACGCTAAAATAATGTCGGATGGTAGACTTTTCCATAGTTTGAAAAACAAGAAGGACTTCATACAAGACAGTATTCCATCTTTGGAAAAAGAAACGGTAGTTACGAAAGATTCCATAACAACCGTAGAGAAAATTGTAGAAGTAAAAATAGAAAAGGAATTATCTAAATGGCAAAAAATACTAATCAATCTTGGATACATAGGTATCGGTTTCATATTGTTTTCAGGTTACAAAATAGTCCGAAAGTTCGTATGACTTTCGGACTTATTTTATCTTTAGTGTCCGCTTGTATGTCAGTGCCCAAACTAATCTTCATAAATATTGTTTTTTAAATATTTTGTAACACTATCCATTACGCATTCAGCACACCATCCTAAAAGATATGCAAAATGCTCGTCTTGTCCATTTTTATAACCAATAGAAATATCGCAATAGTCAAACACATCACAAACATAATGAGTTGATTCGTGAGCTACAGTCTTTATCCCTATACCGTCATTTGATAGCCAAATAAGTACACCTAAATTATTTGTATTTTTCTCTCTTACAGGAATAGTCATGGCATTACAGCGTTCAATTTCATCTTTAGATATATCTATCGGGTCATGATTGTGGTTGGTAAATTTTCTATTGATTTTTTCCCATTGGTCATCCCCCACTGCAACATACAGTTTAAGGGGATATATTTTAGGATCATATTTTATTATCATCGCAAAACGTCTTTTAATAATATGTCAGGATGCTCTTTTTTAGGATTAACCTCTTTGAATCTACATATAAAGCCACTTGCATCCTCGTTGGCTTCCTTATATAAATCTTCTGTAAGAGAAGCCTTATATAACTTCATTTTCTCTTCAAAATGATAATCAAGTTTAGGCTGGTCCATTATTACTGCCTGTATATAACTCCATGAATATTTCCATAGCAAAGCCCAGTCCTTGATTATCATCAATCCTCCGAATAGCCTTAAATCCCCTCTGAATTGGGGGAAATCTTTTTGGATAGATCCTCTTGAGCCGATTTTGCATCGAGAGATAATTTCATGGCATCCTTCTTGCTTAATGTCGCTGTCGTATCTATCAAGAACGCTAAACGGATTGTATTTGTAAAAAAATCACTTACATTAGCCCCCTCCACGATGGCTTCTATCAACGGAGTTAGTTCCTTATGGTCATAGTGCCTGCTTAACCACCAAGCGTATATACGTCTTGCAAAAGGAATTATCTCAAAAAACCAATAGTTATTCAATACTCCTGCCGCTGCAACTTTGTACGGAATAGATGCGTCATTTTTCATAATTGCAATCATTTCCTTTTTTGCTGTATCTGGATTGATAATATCACGTATCAGCAGCTTATCCACAATATAGTCATATGCACCCAGTCTAAGACCACGCACCTTGAATTTCTTATTGCCAACCATAACCTCTTTGTATTTATGAGTGGCAAACTTCTGCATCTTTATCTGATCATCTAAGTCAGGTTGTTTCCAGTTGAATATTCCCATTTTTAAACTAACTTGAACGGTTTAATCATTAATTTTCCTTTCACATCTACCTTCGATATGTTCTTTGGCGTATTTGTATAAACGAACACCTTGGTATATTTAGACGATACAATATCAAGTTTGGCATCGTCAATCAAAGAAACGTGTACTATGCTGTTGTCAAGCGCAACAAGGCTAACATGGCTATTATCCTTGACATACATTTCTCCTATACCGAAATCGTTGAATGTGACAACACAATCACACGAACCATTAAAAATAGACCATTTAGGATTGCTTATGAAAAGATTGGTATCATCAACAAAGATATTAAACTTCTCCCTAACACTAGCAAACTCCTTCTTGATTATTTCATTTGACGGGAACCTGTTAAATAGGCAGAAGTCAATGCCTCTAATATATTTCTCGCATAATTCATATTTGTCCGGGTTTCCCCATCCATTTGTCCATTCCTTACACAGTCCAAGGCTTATAGCTTTTAGCTTTAATTTATCAGACAATTCTTTATCTGTCATGGTGTTAATTTTTACAGCAAAAATACAACAAAGGTTAATAAAAATCAAACACAATCAGTTAAAAAACAATAAAAGCCGGACGAAAACGCCCGGCTAATAATTCATCACCCGTCTACATCAAGCACCCACTCCCGAATTGTCAAGTTCGAGAACCATCATGGTTTTCAAATACTGAGTGTTAACTTCCAATGCTGTCACAGTAACGGAGAATCCAAGATATCCAGCGTTACTTGGAGCACCTGTGAAGCTGACAGCCCATGATGCCTTCGGGAAGAAGATCATACGGTCACCAGTACCGTTGATAATACCGATAGGACGTACAAATTGCTTGAATGCACTTGCACCAAACGCTTTCAACTTCTGAGTAGCACCTTTCCCAAAAGCGTCAATGGTATCAGTTAAACTATCCAGTTCCAACTCAGCCTTTGTTTCATTTCCTTGCGTAAAGAAAGCGAAAGCGGCTTTTGATGTAGACATACCTGTAAAGGTAAATGCCATAGTACCCGGTGTGATATTTTGGAATACGGTAGCACCCTGTTCGTTCTTTGTTTCAGAAGTGTCAGCGTCAGTACCAGCAGATTCCGTAGTACCAGATTCAATATTCGGAAGAATCTTCGGATTCCTAAAACTTGAATATTGAGTACTATCGGTGATTTCAATCGCATCAAATGTCAAAGCAGCCGACTGCCCGTTCAAGTAAGCAGGGCTGGTGTCTAAATTTACTCGTGCCATTCTATTTTCTGTATTTAAAAAGTTATTGTTAATTGATGAAAACGTATCTACCGATGCGCCTCCACTGTTTTTTCTCACGTTTCTCATGCGGCTAATCCTTTGAAATATCAACATTCAACAGGACGGACATATAATAGAACCCAACCCCGTCAAACATTGGTGGTAAAACATTAAATATCTTAAAATGAAGCTGTGCAATCTTTTGCGGAAACAATTTTACCATCTTCTCACTCAACGCATCCATGACAGACGGATATACGTTCCCGGGCAATGCCCTTACAAACAGAGTAACCGTAGCCATCGTTTCGCCTTTCCCGAAGTGACCGTAGGGGCCGCTCTCGGTATTGCTGACAATTCTTGTATTGTTGTTTACGACAATAAAACTAGTTACCTTGTCATCAACATTTGCAGGACGCTGTACCTTATATACATCGTCAGCAATCTTCTTGTCCAATACAATATTGTACAAGGTGGTGTTTATTGTTGAAGGATTAAAGTAGCCCATAACTTCACTTAAAATATTTGTTTAACATATTAGCTGCAATTTTCTTAAAAACCACAGTATATTTTCCTCCTTTTAAATCTGTCTTTGTTTTAAGCCAAGAATCTGAAAGAACATTCAGCAGATGATAGTTTTCCACATACTTGGCATAATACATTACAGCTGCGACAACCAGTTCATATTTTTCAGAACCATCGGATTTATAACTGTTGAAGAAATCTTCGGCAAGTTCACGCCCCCAATACTCGACATTGTTACGTTTCCTAGGCTCATTTGCAACTTTTGTTGCATTTGCCCACACAATCTTCTTTAGGACCCCATCTTTATAAATGCCACAACCATAACTATCTTCAAGATTGAAAGTCTGATTGGTAAATCCCTCCATGTCTTTTATATCATCCATGACATTCGTGGCAATATCCTCCATGAACTGCATAATAGAAGCATCCAAGGCAAGCTGGACATTACTACCAAACTCTTTCAATACTTTATCGTTGTTATTTGCCTGCATTTTTTGTACTTGTCTTTCTTGTTACTGGTTTACTCAGTTTCTCAATCTGCTTTTTTAGCAAATCTCGATCATCTTTAGCGCATTTCAGTTCTGTTTTAATATCATTCATCTCATTGTAAAGTTCCTGTATCTTCTGATAAGCATCATGGAGAGATTCCTGATAACTCAAAATTTCCTCTTGCGCCTTTTTCAACTGAGCACCTTGAATAGCAAACCCTTTTTCAAGATTGTCCAAAGTAGAAGAATCAATTTCAGTTTCCATCTTTTCCTTCTTCTGCTTAAACAGTAACATTGAAGTTAGAAGGGTTATACCATTAGTACCCAACAAAGCAAGTATTATTTCCGTCCAATTGATTGTCATAGTATTCTAGTTTTCTATTTGGTTAAAGTATATTACCGTACCAAATTCCATATTGTTAAATGGAGGTTTCTTTATCTCACGCCAACTATTACTGTTGTCCGAAAACGGATGGTTAAAATTCTGCCAATCCAACAGACACCCGGAAGGTATGGTTACATCGTTATCTTCTAGGTAGGCGGCATATTCGGATTTGTCAACATCATTCGTTTCCGAACCTGTATCCTTTTCCTGTATGTTTGCCCTTCCTTCGTATATCATCTCCCAATACGGAGTGGTCTGATATTTATCCGAACTGTTCTTGTTCTGATAAATTCTCACCATATCAGGAAACATATCCTCACCTAAAATACTCTTTCCCATACTACCATCTTAATCTAGTTATTTCAACATCAGTTCCAACATCCAAATTCAAACCCCATTTGGCGTATAAATCCTTTGCGCGTTGCTCCAATCTTTTCTTGTCATTGATAGAAATAGTCTTGCTTGTGTCGGTAATTGACCAGTTCCCGGCTTTCTTCGTCTTTCCCTGTATCGTTGAAGGGGCAGTGCAAACAATGAGCAACAAGTCAGCATAAGCCAAATCCTTCTTCATCTCAGACGTTTCACGGCTGTCATCAGACAAACGAAATCCCCATTTCTGGGCAACACTGATATACGATGTGTTTTTCAACTCATAGTCAATCTGTGCTTTCAGATATTCACGCATAGACATATAGAAATATGCTTCCACCTTCATGTTACCCTTTGCTGTTATCTGAGGGGTAACTTGAATAGTAAACGGATTATCCGAAACTTTCAGTCTATCTTCCGGCTTCAATGTTTCATTGTCGGCAATAAGCCAGTATCCGAACTCTACACTTTCTTCGGGAATAGCTTGGAGCGTGAGAGTATCTCCAATGAAATACTCCCCTGCGCCCTTTGCTGTGCCTTCGCCATTTATATCAATAATGACCTTCATGGTTCAACTTTTTACAATCCCGTATTTGACTGTTCGTCAACCTTCATGATGATAAGGTTGTTCGGATTCTTCATCACAGGACACGCCCACAACTCACCTGAACTCTTCTCCGCATACGGTTCGGAAGAATACTGATGCAAGAACGCGATACGTCCGCCTTCCAAAGAAGAAATACGTACAGCCGGGTTGGTATCCTGCAAATACATTGACGGTGAGTTCTTGATACGGAAGAACTGACCGCTCTGAACAAGAACAACGGTATTCTTTTCAAAAGACGGTTTGGCTTCCTCAATCACGCCAAGTTTGTTCCATTTTGATTTTTCCTCAATAGGGATAATCACAGGAATAGAGAACACCTTCATCAGCACATCAACAATCTCCTGATTGTTCATAGGATAAATTGTAGTAGATGCTGCGGCAGGAACAAGACGTGCCTGTACTGCTGCTGTCACTTTCGGGTGCATCAGGAAGTTGTCATACAAATCCTTGGACATTTCAAAGTGGTCGTATGGTACACCATCATTGTCGGCAATCTTACACATTCTTTGAAGGTCTTTAATAGGATCTGCATTCTCGTTCGGTGTCCAGTCTGTATCGCTAAACCATTTCTGTTTCAACGCTTTCAACTTGTGTTTTGCAGGAACACGATAGTCAATCTGAACAGGAATTGAATTAGTACCACTGGCTGTATAGTTAAGCATACCTGTAGAAAGAGCCTGATAAGTCATACAGTTCAACTCGGTATGGAAACCTTGAATACACGCTTCCATCTTTGTGTACCACTTCTCACGGATTTTGTCAAGCAATGCGCCTTGCGGAATGTCAAGTTCATAGAACTCCTGAATATCGGTTTCCATAAACTGAATGGCGTGACCCATCTTCGGAATACGGCCAGAATACCATTCAAATCCCGTAGTATCCATGATAGGCTTTTCAGCCAAAGGAGCCAGCATTACAGGACGGGTAGCCTGTGTGTATTCGTCAACCATGACATTCCATGATTTACTCATCTGAGGAACATCCCAATCTCCGTAGCTTCTCCAGTTTTCGTTATCAAATTTCTGATTGGCATAATCCATAAGTTCCTGCATCTCCCCGGAGAAATGCCAATCATAGAAACTAAATGTCGATCTTTGCATAAAACAAAAAATTTAATTAGTTATACAATGTGTAACGGAAAACGCAAGGATATGATTCATCATCCTTCATCGCCTTTTTGATTGCCGAAGCTACTGGCGGAATACGTTTTTCCAAAATCTCACTTGTCACCATCCATGCACCGTTGAAGGGATATAGAGTGGCACCGGGAATGGTGTCAACATCATAAGGCAGGATAGCATTGGGAATAACCTTGATTTTTGCGCTAGCACCAGCCTGTGTAACTTCAACCAAAATATCGGTCAATTCCAATTTACCTGCATCCGCGGACAATGTAAGGATATCATATTCGTCATTTGACGAATCAATAGCGTTAATGGTAAAACCAGTTGTAGTACCTGCGGCAGTAGTAGGTGCTTTACCGACAACCATACCAACCTTGGCAACTGTATTACCCATGATTTTTTCAACTTTTACCGTAGCACCAGAATCCGATTTCTCGTACATTCTGAATGAATAGTGAATATCACCGCCATTCTGTTTCGAGGAATCGCATTTAATCATGGTACCAGCCGGAAGTTTGTTCCCAACTGTAGGCATACGTTCTACTGGAACGTTACATCCTACCAACAGTACGTGCAAAGACGTATCATTAGAAAAGATATGTCTTGCGCCACCAATCTTACTATAACTTGTTGCAAGAACTCCTGCTTTCATAATTAAAAAAAACTATTTGTTAATTTTACTGTAATATCGGCTGACAATGTTGTTTTCCTTGTTAGCCTTATCTTCTTCTCTCTTTCTATCTATGAATGACTTTACATCGCTAGAACCACCCTTGTCAGAGATGAAAGGATTAATGCCATCCTTTGTGTATTTAGTACACGTTTCATTGTACTTTCCCTGTATTTTCAGAAGAATGCTTGTATCTTCCTCTTCGGGCAAAATCTGAATGTTCTCAAAAATGATGTTGCGCAACAACTCGTTAGGCATACCTGCTTCCGGGCGTTTAATCAAATCAGACAGCTTCTTGCGCTTTTCAGTTACAATCTGCTTCTGCTTTTCCTCCTGCTCTTTAGCTTCAAACTCTTTCTTGAACTTTTCAAACTCTTCAAGTTTAGCCTTGACATCATCGGGCAACTCAAACTGTTTCTGTTCTGATGATGATTGTTGTTGTTGTGGCGGTTGTTGTTGCGACGAATGTGATTTTTCCCATTCCTTTTTCAAGTTGGATATCTCCTGTTCCTTGATTGTATCCCACTCTTTGCGCTTATCAGACGCAAACGCTCTTACCTGGCCTGCCACAGTGTTCTTTAAATGATTCACAACACTTTCATTCCAGAACTTTTCCGCATTTTCCTGCGGTGCGAACGCTGAGAACTCATTAATTGTCTGTTCGATTGTACGATCTGTAATAACGGAGCTACTTTCTCCCAACGCATTCTTGATACCTTCAAAAATGACTTTTACATTTTCATCCATATACTATTTATTTTTTTTTATGTGATTCATGCACAAGACCTTTGTGCATAGTAAGTACCTCTTACCGATGCAAATGTAGTTAAAATTTGTGTATAAGCAAAAAAATATTTTAAAAAATATTATATTTGCGAATCATTATAATACAATGGAAGAAATTGATTTAAAATACAGAGGATTAAAGACTAAGGATGTTGTCAAATCGTTAAAACGATATGGCAAAAGGGGAATTATACCATATAAAAGCCTTGATTTCGTCCAAAAATATATAGAGGACAGAAGAAGCAAGGGGTACAAGGTAAATTTGCTTGCCCCACAGAAAGGTTCGCAGGAAGCATTTTTAAGGAACAGGGCAGGAATAAAAATACTGCACGGGAATCGTGGGGGAGGAAAATCCGTATGCCTTGGAATGGATATACTGAGTTCATGCAACCACCCGTCATTCTCCGCGCTCGTTTTCCGTAAGGATAAGACATCCGCAGAAAAAGCGGACGGTATTCTTAAAGTGGTTTCAAAAATGGTTGAACCTTATGGAGAATATATAGACTCTAAACGTCTTTCAAGATTGGATGCAGGTGGAGAAATACGATACGATTATTTCGGAGATGCATGCATATCAGGAGAAAAGGGTATAAATGATTTTAAAGATAGACAACAAGGAGGTAATGTTGTTAAAGTAGTTGTAGACGAATGCTCACAGGCTACAGAACCGATTGTAAACTATCTTCAAACAGTATTGCGTTCCTCCTCTGGACTTAGGACAAGTTTCTCAGGAGCTTGTAATCCAAACCCGTATAGTGACTATTGGAGAGAATTGGTATCATGGTGGGTAGATGATGATGGGATAGCTATACCAGAACGTTCAGGTAAAGTAAGATATTTCTTTCAATATGGAGATACTATACATGAAACAGCATGGGGTGACAGCCCACAAGAAGTATTTGCTCAGGCAAAAGATTATATCATCGCAAGATTCGGTAAAAATACCAAAATTGACGAAACAAACTGTAAAAGATACATCAAGAGTATAACCTTTATAGCTTCCGGGCTGGAAGATAACAAGATACTTATGGCTTCCAATCCTGACTATCAGAAAAACCTTGGAGGAACAGCACAGGAAGTATCCATAAACGCATTAGGTTCATGGAAGCTGATAAAAGGGGGAAACGAGTGGATAACCCGTGACGAAATGGAGGAAATGTTCTCATCGCAGCCCGTGTTTGACGATTACTTTGAATGTGCTACACTGGATATAGCATACGGTCTTGGTGACGTTTGTGTAATGGGGCACTTCATAGGACATCACTTACAAGACCTGGAATGGTCAAACACATTAAAGCCAAGGGATTTAAACCGATGGGTAAGAAACAATCTACGGAAATGGGGAATCGGTGAAAACAGACTGGCATTTGACGGTCTTGGAGCACCTACATTCCGTGACGCATTTCCCGAAAGCCTGGCAATACTTAGAGGTGTTCCGAAAAGACTAGACAAAAGCAAGGATGATCAACCTGTAAGATTCTATTTCGATCTAAGGGCACAGCTTGCAGATGAAATGGTAACACGTATAAAAGGAACAAACTTAGGATATTGCGGATTCAGCATAAACCCGGAACTTCTCGACAAACCGTATGTAAACAAAACAATACGGGAAGCGTTGATGGACCAGAGAAGAGCAATAAGACGTGACGTGGAAAGGGAAAACGGGAAACTAAGACTTCTGAAAAAGCAGGAAGCAAAAAAGATTGTAGGATGCTCACCCGACTTGATAGAAGGAACATTTTTATACAGGACATATTTTGATATATGCGATGTAATGATTGACATACCTAACGATATAATGGATGAATTAAAATATTTATAATTACCTATGGAAATTTTAAAATTAGACGTTTTATTACGAAAAGAACCGTTCAAAGTGGCACTTCCGTCAAGATGTGACGATGGAAGAGGTGGAGGAACAAAGAAAAAACCAAGACGCTCCACTTTGATATACAAATATATGTCACAAGATGATTTCCTAGCGCAATGGGATACATCAGGGCATTATATACACAACAGACCCGACTGGAAAGACAGTATCCCGTCAGACGAGGATGCCACATCATCGGATGATGAAAGCGCGAATGTAGGTGCTCAGAAAAGAAAAAAGAAATTGGCATCAACTCCCTATGTACTGCAAAGACGAGCATTTCCTCTTCAAAGGATGATACACAAGAAAAGGGTATCACACCTATGTACCAATCCTCTTAAATTCCAGATAAAGAAAAGCGCGTCAAACCAGCAGAACAGGGATAAGCTGACAACATACAAGGAATACTGGACTGATTCTCTCATGGAAACAGCCAAGTTTGAACTTATAAGCGAAGCCGGAAAGGTAGGGGATGCTGCCATATATATATATAAGGATAAGGACGAGATAAAATACAGGTCTTTCAGCTACTCAAAAGGAGATATACTGTATGAACATAAAAACAGAAGAGGGGAAAGAATAGCTTTCGCAAGGGAATATACAACCACATACATATCGGCTGACGGAGAAGAACATACAGACACACTTGTCGATGTATGGACTAAAGATGAGTTTTACACGCTTGATTCCAACGGAGATATAGCAACGGATATTGACGAAAACGGAAATATCATACAACTGCATCAATTCCATAACCTTGGATTTATACCTGTAGTATATCTACGGCTTGAACTTCCATTTTGGGGGGCAGTACAGGACTTGATAGACGATTTCGAGTTCTTAATGTCCATGATAGGAGAATACAACACACGACAGGCATTCCAAATGCTACTTATCAAGACAAACGGAAGAATAAACATTCAAAGAAACGGATTGGGAGGAACTTCCATTTTACGTGTAGGAGCAGAAGATGATGCACAATTCATGGGTAAAATGGACGCTTCAAACTCACTTTTCACCGAAATAGATAACATATACAACGGGATACTTGACGGAAGCGGTGTCGTTCCGCCAATGCAATCATCGTCAGGTGACAGACCTACTGGAACAACGGCAATGTATTACGAGCCGGAAATGGAATGGGCGAGAAGTGATGCACAAATGATGAATACAGCCATAAATGACATGGCCAATATATTCAAATACTATGTAGGAGTAATGGAAGGTGACGCAACAGGTTATAACGCTCTAAGAATAAACGCTACCATAGAGCCATACTCATACATAGACTTCTCTGAATGGAACAATACACTCGTTCAACTTGTAAACTCCCGAATAATATCATTACAGACAGCAAGAGAAGAAAGTGACTTCTCTGCAAATAATGAAGATGATAGAATGGACGAACAAGACAGAAGATTAAACGATATGGAAGCTAGGGTAGTGATAGAAGAAAACAACGAAAACAACGATAACAGCTAAACTATGGGAAAATTTACGAACTTACTAAGAAAAATAAGAAGGGCATTAGACTATATATGCCTTAACAATTTGAGAGTTGACGGAATGGAACACCTCATTGCAGGAATACTTGTAGTAAGCATGGCGCAATGGTTTTTCTCCGTATGGACAGCAATAGCACTAACCTTGTTCATTCTTGTAGGAAAAGAAATCGTCTACGATAAGTGGCTTAGACAAGGAGTGCCCGAATGGAGAGATGTATTCTGGGGAGCAGTAGGTATGGTGCTTGGATTAATGTAAAAAAAATCACACCACAAGTTTTGATATATAAAAAATTATGCTTTTCTTTGTGGTGAACGTCATAACATAATAATATTTGGCAAAATAAATCGAACAGATTTTGTACAAGATATTAAGAATCCCTCTAAGGTGGCAGAAAGGAAACAATCTGCGACTTCTATGCCCTGCGTATGTTGTGACGTTCACACCTACGGAGGGTTTCTTTTTATCACAATTCGTTAAAATATGAACGTCACAACGAATGAACTTATTCCTATTAGTGATAATAACGGTAAGAGAGCCGTTAATGCACGTGATTTGCATTCTTTCCTTGAAAGTAAAAGGGATTTTTCAACATGGATTAAAGATCGCATTAAATCTTATGATTTTATTGAAAGTGTTGATTTTCAATCATTCACCGAAATTGTGGAGCGAGAAATAGGAGCTACAAAACGAATTGAATATGCTCTGTCAATCAGTATGGCAAAAGAGCTATCTATGATTGAGAACAACGAACGGGGAAGGCAAGCTAGAAAATATTTTATCGCATGTGAGGAAAACAAGCATGAGCTTTCCCGAAAGGAGCTTGCATTAATGGTAATACAAGCCGAAGAGGAAAAAGAACGGTTGGCTTTGGAGAATAAAAAGCAACAGAAACAAATAGAAAAACTACAGCCCAAAGCGGACTTCGCCGACAAAGCCTTTGCAATGGAAGGCAAGTGCGATATAGGACAGGCGGCAAAGATACTTGGCTTGCCTTTTGGGAGAAACTCTTTGTTCAAGAAACTTCGTGAAGCAGGAGTATTCTTTGCTAACAGGAATGAGCCAAAACAGAAGTATATTGATGCTGGGTATTTCGAGATGAAAGAAAAGCCTATTCCAAGAGAGAATCACCCAGGTTTTGTCGTGATGGTTGTTCTATGCACACAAAAAGGTCTTGCATACATTAATCACCTGTTTGGCGGAAAACCGTCCGATGGAAAATTGGCGAGAATAGTATAGCACTGTACATAATGTATTATTACTAAAAAACAAGGAGCGACAAAAACATCGCTCCTATATTTCCTTTAACGTATAATTGATCACTTTATCGTAACCCAAACCTGTTCGCCACGCTTTATCGCATCGTCAATCAACTTGTTCAATTTGTCAGAAGTATAGCGTGATTCGGTAAGCCTGCCTTTTGATGTATTGTTGCCTACAAGGATACACCCAGCAGAATCCTTTGCTGTATTCCCAGCGTGAAAAAGAATACCCTCAAAATGAGGCACATTCAACAACCTTGGCATATTACGCCCGAATTTTGGTGACCAGTTGTATATCACCTGGTATCTACCGTAAGGGATAGCAGATTCAGCATAAACCTTCTTCTCGTTTCCATCAAACACTCCATTCTTATTCACGTCAACAACACGATCTTCAAGCGTATTACTGAAAAACTCACCATCAATATACAAACGCCCTATAGTATAATCAGGCTTACACCATTTTCTTTCTACTAATAGTTCCATAGTTAAAATGTAGGTAATTATATACATTCATACACATACATATTGACGCTTCACCGTCCCGACTACTGCCGACCACTCCACGTCCTCAACCCCTTCTACCAAGGGTGA